GGATCCCTATCGCCATGTGACTATCCCCCACTGGCGGGAACTGCTGCTTGAGGATGGAACGTATGTGGTACGCCTGTGGCGGAAGGTGCGGTCTCCCCAGGGGGAAGGCTTCATCCTCGTGGGCGAACGCGTCCCAACGCGCCGTGGGGCCTCGCTTGACTTTCTCCCGTTTCTGATCCTGAATGCTGATTCCCTCGATATGATCCTTGGATCCCCGCCACTGTTGGATGTTGTCGATGTGAATTTGTCTCATTATAGGACCAATGCGGACTATCAGCATGAGCTGCATATGTGCTCCTTAGCGACGCCGGTAGTTACAGGGCATGACAATACGGAGGATGAATTTAAAATTGGGGCACTCATAGCATGGATTCTTCCGGAACCCCAGGCCAAGGCGTATTATCTGGAAGTGAGCGGCCATGGCCTCCAGGCCAAGCTTGACAAGCTGAAAGAAGATGAGGCACAAATGGCCGTGCTCGGCGCGCGCCTCCTCGAGCCGCAAAAACAGGCGGTTGAAGCGGCCGAGACGCATCAGCTGCGCCAGAATGCTGAGATGAGTATCATGGAGGCCTATGCCGATGCGGCGTCGGTGTTGCTGACGAAGGCGTTACGGTGGCATACCTGGTGGGCCGGACTGACAGAGGATCTCGACGATGAGACGATCTCACTGACCCTCAATACCGACTTCTTGCCGACGAAGGTGGATGCGCCGACGCTGACGGCCCTTGTGAGTGCCTGGCAAGCCGGAGCCCTGACCCAAGAAGACCTGTATGAGAATTTGCGTCAGGGAAGCCTGTTAGCGCCCGGCGTGCTCTTTGAGGAGTGGCAGGCGAAGCTGGCTGAGCAAGGGGCGCTGGCATTGCTAGCGGCTCCACACTTTGGGCTGAATGGGCAGGAGGAGCCTGGCCAGGGTCAAGACGGACGGTCCGGGGTGACAAATGGCAGAGGCTAAGCAGGAGGAGCACGCGCTTACCGACGCTATGTTGTTGCTCCATATCGACGGCCTGCGTCGTGGGGTAGGACTCTCGCGCCAGGTTCGACAGTTCCTGCTTCGTTTGCAGGCGACCTTGCGTAAGCATATTCTCCTGTATGATCCGAATATTCTCCTGTATTATCCGACACAGGCCCCGCAACGGCGTCAACAAGTGGGATTGCTCACGTTACTCCTCGCAACCCTCACAGAGGCCATTGGCATGACGTATCGCGAGATCGAGATCCTGATGGAAACCGCGACGCTTGATCTTGCTGTCGAACATGCCGTCCAGGTGACGCAGCTGCTCCAAGCAACATCCCACGCGATCAGATTCGATCCGGTCAGTGCGCGCGCCGAACTCGCCATGGCCTTGCGGACTACGTCTTTTCCCAGTGCCGTGATGGGTGCCATGCCAACTGCTTTTGCTCCAGTATGGTGGCAGCGCCAAGGCATGGCACTCACCCAACGCATGCAGGATCAGTTGCGTGCAGGCGTGCTGGCAGGTGAATCGGGGACCGTCCTGGCGCGACGGGTGACCGGAACGCCGTCGCTTCAGAGGAAGGATGGGCTGATGGCCCAGGCGCTGCGCACGGCAGAGATGGTCGCCGAGGCGCAGACCGCGATGGCACTGACCCAGGCCAAGGAAGTGGTGGTTCAGGTTCATAGTGAACAGATTGCGTATCTCCGCCATGATGCAACTATGGATGAACGGACATCCGCCATCTGCCGCGAGCGAGACGGCAAGCGCTTTGATCCGGTGACATATGCTCCTATAGGGCATAACCTCCAGTATCTCTCAGGACCTCCCTATCACCCGCGGTGTAGATCCATAATAGCCGTAGTACTTAAGGAAGGCTTGCTGTGACAGACACATATGCGCTTCTGGATATCAGTGTTGATGCCTTTGTCGAAATCTGGGGCAAGCTCGAGGCTGCCGGCTACGGCGCTCAGCTACATGAGGAGGGTGGCACTTTTGTGCTCGAGATGCACGGCCTTGCCCTCAGGGCGGAGGAGTCCATGCCCGATGATCCTGCATCTCTCGCGACAACCGAGGTATTACCTGAGCACGTCCTGGAGCGGATGGCCTGGTATGCGCAGCAGGCGAGTCAGCCGCCGGTCCATGTCGTCCACATTCCGGACGAGGATGATCCGGTCGCATGGTTTCAGGAAGCCTTACTGAAGACTCTTGGGGACCGCGTGTATGGCGTGTCTCTTGGGACATCTGAGGAGATTGAAGCGCATGGCGCGGTGTTGACCGCGATCACCGGCAATGCCCGCGAGAGTCATGCCAATGCCAATTTCTATATGCTGTGTCATACGGCCGTGCCTCTGTTGATCGAAGAGATACGGCGGTTACGCGCGGCCCAGGGAGAAGCGGGATGAGGCGGTGGCCGATCTGCCCAAGGAGAACGGGAAAGAGGTGCCTGCGAAAGGAGCCAATTAATGGTCGGAATGTCTGATGACATCAAGTATGCCGTGATGCCGAGCCGGACCAGGTTTGACCGGAAGCCATCGTACTTTGGACGCGGAGAGAAGGTTTTTGCCGGCTATGACGTATTTGAAATTGCCGGCCATAACGCCGAGGGCGCCCAGGTCTTTCTCTGGCTCAAACCGGTAGGCTGGAGTCGCACACTGGAGGGAGTGCAAGACGTGATGCAGGAAAGAAGCGTGGACCATGGTGGATTCGTGTCATCTGTGCCATGACCTTAACCAGGACGCTTTCACAACTCCCAAGTACAAGGTCCTCACCTATGCGCTGGCTCCTGATCGTTCTTCTGGTAGCCATCCTTCTTGTCTGGTGGCAGTTCTCTGTGCATATGTCGACGCAGGGGTCTCCGGTGCGTGACGGGGTGCCGGCGCGCACGGTCCTGTGGATGATGAACACCTCTGTCTGTCCGTCAGGGTATCGCATGATGCCGCTGGCATCGTGCCACCTGCCTTCCGATAGTCCCCAGATCGTTCCTATTCTTTTCTGCTTGAAAGAATCATAGGCGAGGCACCGCATGTTTGTCGTCCTCACTTTCCTCTGCCGCCTGAAGCAGGCAGTCTCCACGAAGGAGTTTCTATGAGTGAAGAAGGGGAGACGGCATTGGCTCCCTGTCTATTCTGCCACACAGCCGTACATGTGCAGATGGGCGAGGGTCTTGTAAGCGTGTATAGTTCAACGTCAGGGTTTTGGGTCACCTGTACGGCCTGTGGATTGCGTGGACCCTGGCGCCCGGGCGCCACACAGGCGCGTACCGCATGGAATTGGGCAACGACTGCCCATGAAGGTCCCGAGGAAGGACAGGAGAAATAGTTGTGGCACTCAAAGGAATGTACGATTCACAAGACGATGCGCCTGAACCGTTGCGGGAGCATCTGGTCGAAAAAGACGGGAAATGGATACTGGATGTGGAAGGCTATGTCACGAAGGATATGCTGAATGAATTTAGAACGAATAATAGAGCGTTGAATCGTGACAAAGAGAAGCTGCAAAAAGATTACGAAGCCCTGCAAACCGAGCATGCCGAGTTTCAGGGGAAATACAAGGATATTGACCCTGACGAATACAAATCGCTCAAGGCCGCGCCGACGGATATCCAGAAGCAAATTACCGAGGTCGAGGCACGCCTCGCCAAAAAATACGAAGGGATGTTTGCTGAGCGCGATGCCGTGGCCAAAGCCAATGAGATGAAGTTCCACCATGCCCTTATCTCCAATGAAGTGGCCATGGCTGCGCCTAAGGTGGGAATTCATGAGACCGCCCTGGAGGATTTGCAGACGCGCGCCTCGCGCGTGTTTCGTGTTACTGAAGGCAAGGTCGTCCCATTTCAAGGCGAAGACCCCATCTATAGTGACCGCGAACCATCCAGGTTTCTGAGCATGGAAGAATGGCTCGGCGGTCTGAGCAAGACGTATCCGCATTATTTCAAGAGCAGTAGCGGGGGTGGGGCCAATAACGGACTGGGGGGACAGAGCCGGAATGGGCGCAATGTGGTGGCGGCTAGTGATTCCAAGGCATTTCTTCAGAATTTGGAGAAGATCGCCCGTGGGGAAGTCGAAGTCGATATGAGTGCATAAGCCCGAAGAAAGGGACACCAATGCCGGTGCATAGTGCCAAGAAAGGGAAGAAGTTTGTCGTGGTTGATGATAAGGGGAAGGAGTATGGATCGCATGCGACCAAAGAGGCAGCGGTCAAACAGGTCCAGGCAATAAATATATCAGAGGGCCATGTTCCTGGCATAAAACCCAAAAAGAAATAGTCTAGGTTAGCCGTATGCCGGACGAGGTCTCTCGCTTACGGGGATAGCCTTATGCCTATGAAGTCTGTCCCCGCTGCGGTACATGCTTTCCTGAGTTTCTGCGAGGCCAAGTCCAACGGCCCCAGCGCTTCTTGAGATGCTTATGAAAACGCCCGTATTGTGCGATTATCTGTCATGGCTGTAAGGAGATTATTGGCTGAGAAGCGCCATTGTCTCCATAGGGAGGCCGCGAACACAGGGGATAGGCGGTATTCATAGCGAACCTACTTTCTTGGTGCGGGGTTTGTAGAGTTTTGGGGGAGCGCTTGTAAAGAAGAGTGGCTGGACGTAACGTGTGGGTGGGCCAGTATGTTTCTTACTGTTACAATGCCGGCATGCTGGGATAACGTTAGGAACTGTATGGTTACCGCCATTTATTAAGGCAATGATATGGTCTTGTGTTAGCGAATGGGTTTTGTGAAAACATTTTTCATAGTCCCATGGACAATAGACGCAGGCATAGAAGAAATGGACCTGAATTTCTAACCACTGTCCATGACTTAAGTCATTGATAGGCGCATTACGCTTCCTGGCTCGCTTTCGTGCTTGCAATGTCAGCTGGATATCTGGGTGGTTCTTTCGATTTAATCGATCACTTGCACGCTTCTTGTCAGGGTTTGCAGCATTGTAGGCGCGCTGTGCTGCTTGACGTTCTTCCTGTTTCGCCATGTACCGATTGTGGTTATCGATGGCGACCTTCTCTTTATTTTTCAGATTCCACTCAGGATTCTTTGCTGCCCTTTCCTCTTTGTGTTCTGCGTTATACGCGCGGTCTTTTGTAAGAATATCCTCGCGGTTTTCTTCGTAATACTCATGTTTCTTGATTGTACGTTTTTCCTTGTGAGTATCACGATAGACTTTTTGTTTAGCTTGTCGTTCTTCACGATGTGCGGCATGACTCGCCCGCCCCTGAGCTTGATGCTTTGCAGGATCAGCGGCATAGGCACGACGCTTTCTTGCGCGGTTGATTTCTCCATTGGCGGCATATCTCATCGCAATGCAACGCTTGCACGGCTGTAGACGTTTGCCAGTTTTACTGTAATAGAAATCTTCTAGGGTTTTTTCATCGGGACAGGCATTGCAAATAAGTGGCGGCGGTGTAATACTGGCGTCAGTCATGCAGCGGGCCTCCCTCTTAGGTCCGTGGTATGGTCAGAGGTAATGGCAAACGTCCATTTGTCATTACCTCGTAATTATATCATATTGCACTACGAGTTGCATTACTGTTTTATTTGATGTACGCTCTAAAAAGAAGCATGTCTCCGAGAGAATGCTTCGCATCTTCATCGGATTTTTCAAACATCCTTCCGCCGAGCGGTTCGATGTTGGCCCCCGAGGGGCTTCATGTTCATCAAGCGAACAAGGAGGCCCATTCAGTGGCCAATATTCTTACTGCGGTTCTTCCTAAGCTCCTTGCTTAATTTCTGGGCTCTCTGTGGCGCGAGTCACAGATGTACATCGGGTGAATTCAGGGAACCTCTTGTGGTATACCACAAGACAATCCTGAGCCAAGCACCCTAGGGATAGGGTGAAGGTGCAACGGCCAACGGCATACCACTAGACCAGTGATGCAGCCGACACGAGCGCCCGACATCTCAGGCAATCGAGATGAAGAGATGGCCTGATCTTTCCAGTGATGGAAAGAAGTAGAAGATAAAAAGCTTCTACGGTAACAGTGTGCAGGGGCTAATGGCACTAAGAGCAAATACCGTAATGCCAAGGCTAGATTGACTGGCCCTCTCTAAAGTAATTTAGAGATGTATACCGCGTGAATTGCTGGGACCTCTCTTTGAGACAATCAGCAGCCAAGCCGCTGGGGAAACCCACGGAAGGTTCAACGACTAGGGTATGGAGCCTACCGCTAGACAGCCATGGCAGTAAAACCCCACGAGCGCGCGGCATCCTTCTGGGATGATGAGATAGTCTGCTCTGCATGGTGACATGCAGAAGTGAGGGATAAAGAGCCCTCACGATAACATCGATGAGTCAACCGTGGCTATGACACGATGGCCGCACAGCGCGGGGACTCAATAAACATACCCATCCCTAGCGCTATCGCGGTCCAGGACGTGACTCCTGCGGCCACCCCGCCCTCGACCGCCGACATTGCCCCGACGTCTGTCGTGGTGGTTTTAAACCGGTGGAAAGAAGCCCCGTTCTATTTGACTGATAAAGACATGATGGACGCCATGGAAGGCACGATGCCCATGCAGGCTTCGGAGGCTATCAAGGCGGTCTGCCAGGTGATGGATACCGATACGATTGCCGCTTTTAACGGCGTCTACGGCTTTGTCGGCACGGCGGGCACCACGCCCTTCAGCACCCCGGTCTCCCCCAATATTGTGCCTGATACCGCCGTCTACACGTCCGGTCGCGCCGTCCTCAACCGCCAGCTGGCGCCTATGGGCGACCGGCGCGTCGTGCTGGACCCCGATGCCGAAGGCGCGGCGCTCAATCTCCGGGCGTTTCAAGACACGTCCTGGGCGGGCAATACGCAAGGCATCATTCTCGGACAGATAGGCACCAAGATGGGCGCAGACTGGTTCATGGATCAGAACATCGTCGTTCGCCCTACCGGAACCTTGACGAACGGCTCCATCCATGCCGCGAAGGTCAACGGCACCGTGGCTGCGGGTGCGACCACCATGAATATCAATGAGACCTCACTGACCGGGACGATTCTGACCGGCGAGATTTTCAGCGTGGCCGGCGTGAGCGGCACCTTCGTGGTCACCAATGCCACGACGTTGACGGCCGCAGCCAACGCTATTACCGGCGTCACGTTTGCGCCAGCGGCGCCAACGGGCGGCTTTGCCACGACTGCCGTGGTCACCTTCAAAGGCCCCGTCGGTGGCGCGGGCTATGTGCGCAACCTGATCTTCCACCGCGATGCCGCCGCCTTCGCCTCGCGCCCCCTCGCAGACCTGCAACTGGCGGATTCGTTGGTGCAGGCCATCGGGGATCCGCTGACTGGCGTGAACTTACGCCTTGAAATTAGTCGAGAGCACAAGAGGACCAGGTTCTCCTATGACGTTTTGTACGGGGTGGAAGAGAACTATTGCCCCCTCATAGCGTAAGCTATGAGTGCCAACCGGGTGAATTCAGGGAACCTCTCATGCAGACAACCCTGAGCCAAGCTTCGTAGGGATACGGAGAAGGTGCAACGACTAACGGCATACCACTCGACCAGTGATGCAGCCGACACGAGCGCCCGGCATCTCAGTTGTGAGATGAAGAGATAGTCTGGACTGTATGGCGACATACAGAAGCTATGGATAAAGAGCCATGGCGATAACACCATCGGCAATTAGTACGTCCCGAATTAGCAGTGATCCTAGCTGGGTGAGCTAGCTATTGATATACAGGCTAAAACATGATACACTTTGAACCTCTACGATATCTCTCAACAGGAGGTTCAAAGTGTATCTCTATCTAGTTCGTAATACGGTCAATCTAAAGGGTTATGTCGGTATTACTACTCAACCTTTGCGCCATCGGTGGCAACGACACTATTCCAACGCGAAAACTGGCGGTGCTCAGGCGCTTGCGCGGGCTATCCGCAAATATGGTATAGAGGCATTTACGGTGGAAATGCTCGCTGAAGCTACCGATTGGGAAGCCTTAGTAGTTATGGAATGCGCTGCGATCCAGGAGTACAACACGTTTGCCCCAACTGGGCATGGGTATAACCTCACGCTCGGTGGTGAGGGAGCACTCGGGCGTGTTATGTCTGAGGAGGCGAAGCAGCGTATCTCTCTTGCGAAGCTAGGCATCCCAATTTCTCTTGCCACTCGTGAAGCTGTTGGCAATCGCCACCGTGGCATTCCGAAGTCTCTTGAGCAGCGGCAGAAAATGAGTGAGGCTCAGCTAGGCGACAAGAACCATATGTATGGCAAATTGCTGTCTGAGGAGCATAGGCAGAAATTGTCAGACGCACGGCAGGGTCAGATAATTTCTGAGGCCCATCACGAAGCCATGATGGCCTCGGTGCGAGGCAAACCAAAAACAGAAGATCACAAGCAAAAACTCAGAGACCAAGCTGTGAAACGATACGCAGAAGGTCAACATCCCTGGATTGGCCGGGAGCATACAGAGGATACAAAGACGCAGATTGCCGCCGCAGTACGGGCGCACCAGGCTGAGCATGGGAATGCAATGCAGGGACGCACCCATTCTGAGGAAACGAGGCGTAAGATTGCCGAAGCAGCAAAAGGCCGAAAAGCCTGGAATAAAGGTCTGAAACAAGGGCCACTCTCTGAAGAGCATCGTGCCAAACTCAGCGAATCGCATCAAGGGCTGGGGGGATTGAATGCGGGAAGAAAGCATACGCCAGAAGCTCGTGCAAAGATGGTAGCAGCCCACTCTGGAAAGAAAAACCCTAACGCCCGCGCTATTCTTCTGGATGGCGTTGTCTATCCCTCGATTATGGATGCCGCCCGCGATAGTGGCTATACGCGTATGCAAGTCAAGTATCGGTTGAAGACGGGCCGTGCCACTTATATCGATACGGAGGAATGAGTTCAGTCGATACAACTCTATAGCCGTGCATAGTCTCGCCTAGCTAGCGTGATCATGCACATCGTCTTTAGGGACGTTCAGGTGCACCTGCCTGACGTCCCTTTTTTCGTTGTCTGCACGGCTATGGACTCTCTTAAGAGCGCAGAAAGGACATCTATGCCGCGAAAAACCATTCTCTCCCTCGCCCTGCTGGCAGTCCTGCTCACCAGTAGCTACCTGGTCGCCCAGGAGTATTATCGCCGCACTGATATCTTTCAGTTCGTTACCGGATTAGTCCTGGGCGAAACCAAGCTCTCCGGTATGAGCACCCCCAGTACCGGCGTCGTGCAGGTCGGTGGCAGTGACGTGACCTCGGTCAGGACCACTGCGACCGCCGGGGCCTGGGTGATCATGCCCGCCACGCAGACCATTGGCGCGGGCGGGACGATTGCGGCAGATGCCTGTGGGGGCGTCAAACGCATTACGGCGGCTGGTGCGGTCACTACTGATACGACAAATAGTATTACAGCGGCTACGACTGTGCCGGGATGTATGATGTTGGTCTGTAATGTGGGAACAACGAATACCATAACTATAGACCAAAATGCCCTGATGATGTTGCAAGCCGGGGCGAACGTCGCGCTCCTGGCGAATAGTTGTCTTGGGGTCATGAGCGATGGCGTTGTCTGGCGGCAAAGTTCAGCACAGCAGACCTCTACCTAATCTTTCTGTCCTGCAAGGAGGAACGTTCTATGGCCTATGACCAGCTGGAAACCCTAAAGGTCTCCCGTCCGGATACCCCGGAAGGCTACATGATCATCAATGCCCGCGATTACCGGGCCGGTGCCACGGCGTGGGAATATGCGCAGGGGTTGGCGTATGACCCAAGTGTTTACCCGCCCTATGTGGAGCCCATCCTGAAGGCCCCAGCCGCATCCCCGGAGCCGGCGGCGTCGCATATCGAGACGCGGGCAGAAGCGCGGGCGAGCCATGCGGCTGCGGAGAAGAAATAATGGCGGCCCTGCCTGGGCTCTCCCAAGAAGTGACGGCCGGCACGACCGTGGCCCTGGATGGCTCTGCGTCCAGCGCCAATGCGTATTGTTGGGCTATGACGGTGATCCCTGCCGGATATACAGGCATGCTGGCCGATGCCTTGACGGCCACGCCCTCATTTGTGGCGGACGTGGTGGGTGATTACGTGCTGACCTTGGCGACGGACGTGGGAATCTTCAACAGTGTCGGTATTCACGTGATTCCAGCGTAAGAGGGAGTGTGCTGGTGCTTGATGCGACCCCCGCTAGTCCGACGGCGAATAGTTACGTGACCCTCATCGAGGCGGATACCTTGCTCTCGGAACGCCTCCATCGGGAACCATGGAACTTTCCCGAGGATACTTCACGCCGTGCGACGGCCGCGCTGCGGGGCGATCTGGCGGCCTGGTATGGGGAACAGGATCTGCAACTCCGGACGGCTGCTCTCATCTGGGCGACACGGCTGCTTGATGAACAGGTCAACTGGTTTGGCCATCCCTTGACCCGCACGCAAGCCTTAGCCTGGCCGATGACGGGGCAGGTGGACCAATATGGGCGTATCGTCTCGCAGGAGACCATTCCGATCGTGATTCAGCGGGCCACGGCCTTCTATGCGCTCGCCCTGTTGCGTGATCAGAGCGAGTCCGTCCAGGCGCTCGATGGCCAGCAGAACATTCGCTCGCTCAGTCTTGGGGACACGACGATCGCCTTTCAGCAGGCCCCACGTCCCTCGTCCTGGAGGGCCGCGCAGATGATCCCCCCGGACATCCGCCATATGCTGCGATGGTATGGGACGATTGCGGGAAGTGCGATGGTGCCGTTGCGCCGCTGTTGACAAGGACACCCAATGCATCCAGCTTTCTTGCGCCTGTTCACGGATACCGTCCAGCATGCGGCTTATGCCGGGCAGGACGCCTACGGCAAGCCGAACTATGCGACACCGGTGAGTCGTTCCGCGCGTGTGGAGTATAAGGTCCGGCGTGTCGTGGATGCGACGGGACAGGAGCGCGTGAGCCGTAGCCGGGTGTTTCTGGATGGGGACGTGACGATAGATATGCGTGATCAGCTTGTATTGTCCGATGGGACCAGACCGCCTATCCTGGTGCTCTATAGCCCGAAGGATCTCGATGGCAACGTGTCGCATCATGAGGTATCGCTCTAGTGGCGTACATGATGACCGATGAGAAAAACAGGCAGCTCGCTGAGGAGTTTGTAGCTGAGATCCACATCGCGGTCCAGGCAATACGTCCTGATGTGACGAGTTATTATGATCAGTGGGCGATGGCTGAAGATGTGGCCTTTGAGATGGTGATACTCATCCGCAGAAACCGGCGCGCCGCGGATGCTTGGAGTTAACGTCTATGGGACTAGCGGTGAAACGTCTTATTGCTGCACGGATGGCCGGCGTAGCGATCCCCATTGGTGTTGAAGATCCGTTCATGGCCGGGGTATGTGCTATCACCACGCCGGAACGCATACAACGCCATGCCCGGGATGCGACAGCATGGGTCAGGCACGCCATCGCCGTTATGAAAACAGTACCAGATAATCCCTTTAGGGATGATGATGATGAAGCGATAGCTACGGCGCTCTTAGAACAGATTACAATACGGAGACGTTGTGGCAGTTCTCGATCTTGAAGGTATCGAAGGTCTCCAGCAGAAGCTCGCTACGATGCCCGCTGGCGTGCTGGCTGCTGCCGCTCAGGCGATCTATGAGGAAGCCACGCGCATCATGGCGGCCAGTCAGCCTCTTGTTCCGGTTGACACTGGTTTACTTAAGAGCACAGGTCGCGTCGAGACTGAGAGCGCGCCGGGCCCTGAGTCGGTGGTAAAACTCAGCTATGGCGGCAATGGGCTGGCACCGTATGCCGCAGTCGTGCATTTTAGGACTGATGTACACCATCCTGTGGGCCAGGCTTTTTATCTACAACAACCGTTTTTCGAGGCCACTCAAGGGATGGCTGAACGTTTAGCTGCTGCGATCCGTCAACACCTGGGAGGCGTGTGATGGCCCTGCCCCAGTCGCGGCGTGACAGTTACGGCCGCCCGATCCAGCCGCTCACGGACGCACGCCAGGAACTCCTCCTGGAGCGTCCACAGAACCAGGCGCAGCGGCGGTTCCTCGTAGCGCTGCTCGAAGAACAGATGCCGCAGATCTTGCGGCGGGGGATGCATGTGGAGGTGGTGGTGCGCTTTGCCGTCCAGGATGGCGTGATCCAGAAGGAAATCGACCTGGTACTCACGCGGCATGTGCGGCCACCGGTGGAGGAGTAATGGCGCTGCTGGACGACCTGGGGAGTTACCTGCAAGCGCAGGGCGTGGCCACGCTCCAGACCGATCTGTTCAAGGGCGGGCTGCCGATGGATTCGCCTCTCGCGCCGGTGCATGATGCGATTATGGCCATCATCGAAAGTGCAGGTCTGCCACCATTTCATATACACAATATTCAGCAGGCCTCCTTTGAGCAGCCAGTAGTTCAAGTAGTCGTAAGAGGTGCGCCTTACGACTATGCTGAGGCCAGAGCGCGTGCCCAGGCGGCGTTTCTGGCCTTGGATGGTCTCAGTAATATAACCATCAATGGGACATTTTATTTATTCGTGCAAGCGTTGCAAAGTCCCTTTTTCCTTCATAGTGACCAAATGAGTCGACCCGTCATTGTGTTCAACGTGAGGTGCGCTAAGGCGATTTAAACAAAGCTTTAGACTTGTTAGAATGTGATGGCATAAGAGTTAATGCTTCTTTGATTGGCCATCCATGTTTTAACCGACGTCCTATTGTATCAGCGAGGATACCTGTAGATAGAGACCATTGTTGGAGACATTGAGTGATGCCATTATAAGTAATAAGGATATTCCTTCTTGTATTGCGACTTTGCACAAGCGCTGTTGCCCATATGCAGTTATCAGGAGTATATCCATGAGCATTATTCTTTCTCTCAAGACTATGTCTAGACGAAGGGCGCGGACCAAGATCAGTATAGAAGGTCATGAAGTCATGCCATGTCTCACAGACGGCAATCCCCCTGGCGCCATAAAGTTGATATCCCTGAGCCATGGGATTTTCGCAGCGTTGAAGCATCTGTTGCCAGACTCGGTATTCAGGAGTACGGCTTTGTCCATGCGTTTTGGCAGATTGCCCTGTTTTGATATGGCCAAGGCATCCACATGACTGAGAACGTCCATTGCGGAGAGAAAATCCGAGAACATTGCGGGTTGTACCGCAACAGCATTGGCATGCCCAGCAGTTATTTCCATGGACATAGCCTGCAAAGTCAACAACGGTCCAGCCGCCAAAGGATTGTCCGGTGAGATCTTTCGTCGTGGGGCGTAGTATGGTAGACTTGTCTCGCATCGGTGCTTCTCTATCCCAGAAGTCTGGTGCCATGCCCTCGGCTGGTTGCACAGCGCGAGGGTTTTTGCGTAAGCCATATCTACGTACTATAGCATATCAGACGCTTTTCTGCATTTTTCTTGCTTGTCTCATCCCGCAATATAGCATAGGACAATCTCAACTAATAAATGGCTCTCGCATTATTACGGGAAGCCTCAATTATTGTGCCGAGGCGAGCGATGACGATACGAATGTCAATACCTATCGCTGTCCCCTGGTGCCAGCCATTGCTGGCTATAGGATAGGGACGCGGTACACGTTCAAACCGTTTACGACGAATACCGGCGCGGCGTCCCTCAATTTGAATAGCCTGGGCGTCAAGACGATCAAGAAGCTTACCGGGAGCATTACCACCGACCTGATCGCAGGAGATATCCGGGCTGGCCAGATCGTTGATGTGATCTACGATGGCACCAATATGCAAATGCTCTCGCAGTCGGGGAATGTGCCTACCACGATTGCGAGTGGGGCGACAGCCCTCGGCACAAGCGCGCTTTCCTCGGCCAAATGTACGGGTGACTCGGGGGAGCCGGCGTTAGTCACGGCCACGGCGACCGGGACGTTGACCACAGATGTCGTGCTCGCCAGTTTCAATGGGAATGTGACGGCAGTTACAGGATATACCCCGGCCACCACGGGGACGTTGAGGATCGATGTGTACCCTACTTCTAATACTGTTAATTTCAAAGTTTGCAATGCAACTAGCTCTAGTATAACACCAGGAGCCGTCACTTTAAACTGGCGGGTGCTGCGATGACTCGTCCTTCTTGCACCGGGCAGGCGACGTTAGCCCTGAATGGGTTGGCCGCCAAGACCATCAAAAAATGGGTCGCGCCGGTCATTTTGTGGCTTATTCGCTGAGGAGATACTGATGGAGCATGGGCGCGCGATGATGGTTCAACGATGGCTCTGGCTTGCGCTCCTGGTTGTCCTCTTCCCCTCTCATGCTCGAGGACAATCTCAATTAATAAATGGTGATCGCGTCCTCGTTGGTACCCTCAATACCTGTGTCACGGACACCAGTACGGGGGATGCCTATGCCTGCGCGCTCGTGCCACCCATTACCACCTACATCACGGGCGCGCAGTATCAGTTTAAGGCCCCCAATGCCAACGTGGGCGCCGCCACGCTCAATCTGAATGGCGTCGGCGTCAAAACGATTGTGAAAGTCGTCGGCGGCCTGGCCACCACACTCGCGGATAATGACATTCGGGCGGGGCAATATATCACGGTGGTCTATGACAGTACTGCTGATAATTTCCAGATGCAGTCACAACTGGGCGGCGCCGGAGATTTTTCGAGCAACACGGCCACCTCGGTCGACAGTGAAGTCATGCTGTTTTCAGGTACTGCCGGCAAAACGGGGAAGCGGGCGACGGGCACGGGATTGGCGACCCTGGCATCCGGCGTCTTGGGAACGGTGACTGCACCGAGTGGAGCTGTCGTCGGCACGACGGATACCCAGACCCTGACGGGCAAAACCTACGATGCCGAAGGCACGGGCAACGTGCTCACGACAGTCTCCAAGATCTGGCTCCCCGCTGCGGTTTGCCAGAATACTACGGCCACGCTGATCTGGGATACACCCACCGCGAGTCCTGCCGTTGCGGCTTGTCTCACTTTTACGAATCTCCAAAGTGGGGTCGCGGATTTTGCCACTGACAGCGGAAGCCTCTCCATGCAACAGACGCTGTTATTACCGAGTGATTGGTCGGGGACGATAGATGCCAAGTTTGTTTGGCGTACTACCGTGATTGCAAATGCCGTCGTATGGCAAATCGCCACGTCTTGCCTCGCTGATGCCGAAGAAGAAAGTAACTCAACGGCCTTCAACACGGCCTCGACGGTCACCTCCACGGCGAAAGCCACGACGAATCAATGGAATATGGCGTCTGTTACAGGTATCACCACGACCGGCTGTGCGGCAGGCGAATTGATGCATGTGCGGGTGTTGCGTGATCCCGCCCATGCCTCAGACACGCTTGCGGGCGCGTCAGTGGCGCGGCTCAGTGGAGTCGAACTCACCATGAGGAGAGCGCAGTAATGCGATATGTCCGATGGGTGGTCCTCCTCGTCATCTGCATAAGTCCACTCAGTCTTCATGCGGATATGCTCGTCAAACGACGCGCTCCTATTGCTGTAGCAGCAGGTGGTCCATTTACGGACGACTTCAACCGGGCGAATGGTGGTCTCGGAACGAATTGGACCAATGTCCTCAGCACGATGAACGTGGCGAGCAATGCGGCCACAGGAACCGCTGGTCAAGATACGCTCGCCGCATGGAATCCCAATGATCTGACCACGACCCATTACGGACAAGTGACCATCGGGACGTTTACCAGCACTGAGAATGTCGGGGTATGTGTACGTGTCAGCTTAACACAAGCCGATGGCTATTGTTACTATGCCTATAACTATGGGGATCGTCAAGTCTATAGGATCAACGCTGGATCTTTTACTTTACTCGATACGCAAGGAGGCACATGGGCCACGGGAGATACGATGAAAATCACGGTTTCCGGGACAGGAGCGACCGTCACCTTAACGATGTACAAGAACGGGTCTTTGGACACCATCTTAGGAACCAACGGCGTCATATCCGACACGGCTGCAGCGAGATTAGTTACCCAAACCCATGCGGGGATGTCCGTCTTTAGTGCCACGAATAGTGTTGACAACTTTCAGTGCAATAGTGGGAATTAGTCGCATGAAAATTCACAGCAGTATTCTCGCCTTTCTTCTTCTGATGATCACCATTGATGCCGAAGCGGTAACCTATTATGTTTCGAAGCAAGGCTCTGATGGCGTTACATGTGCCAATGCGACATGTAGTACGGCTCCAAGTGCCTGTACAAGTAGTAATTCAAAGCTGACTATTGCCAGTGGCTTACCATGTCTCAGCCCAGGCGATACGCTGTACATTCGAAGTGGCACGTATGCCGAGCGGATTTATTCCCAAGGACAAACCGTTCCCAATGGGACTGATTGGAATAATCCAGTGACCATGTCAGGATATACTGGTGAGACCGTGACGATTACCGGCGCCAGTGACGGGGTTATTACTTTTGGCGCAGGGGCTCCTGTGACGTATTTTGTCATTAATAATGTTGTACTTGACGCTTCCGGTAAAGCGAATGGCTTTGCGACCGGTAATGACAGCAATAATATCCGCATTAGTAATAGTGAAATCAAGAATGCTAGAGAGCAAAATATCATTTCGGGTTGTTATTTCTTTGAGGTTCTCAATACCAAGATTCATGACGCTGGTTATTTTGGTGGGAATACCCCGTGCACGGAACAGGCTTTTGCCGATTGTTACGGGCTCTATGTCACTGGACATGATAATCTTTTTGAGGGGAATGAGATATACGATAATGGAGGATATGGCCTTCATCTTTTTAATACAGGTCATACAGATGTCAGTGATAATATCATTCGCAATAATATCTTCCATGGTAATGGATTCTTTCCTGATGCTCGGGGAGGAACAGAATGGTCAGCTTTTATTCTTTCCTCTGGAAGTAATAATCAAGCATACAACAATATCGTCTATGGAAACATCAAAGGCATGCTCGTCGCCTTCGCCACCGGTTCTACGAATAATCAAGTCTACAATAATACAGTTTATAATAATACCACCCTTGGTATAGAGGTGCAGGGAAGTGCTTCCGGCACTGTTATTAGGAACAATATCTATTACAATAATGCCACCAATATGGTTGATGACGGCGTGAGTACCACGCTGTCAAATAACTTATGTAATGCTACGTTATCAGGCTTATGCACAGGAGGCAACCCAGCGTTTGTGAATGCTGCTGGAAATGACTTTCATCTTCAATCTGGTAGTGATGCTCTTGATGCTGGATTCAATTTAAGTGGGGTCTTTACCACAGATTTTGACGGAGTGACACGACCGCAAGGCTTAGCGTATGACATTGGCGCCTATGAGTTTGTCGTAAGTGGCAGCAGCGTGCCGACCATTGTGAGGATCATACGCTAATGCGGATCTTGACGTGGATCATGCTTATGCTTGGGACGGTGCTGCCGCTCGCGGCCCGCTCAGCGAAGGCGGTGGATCACCAGAAACCGACGATCGCGATCATGACCCCGACGTCATCGCCAACCTACACAACATCCACGACGCCGCTCCTGATCGGAGGGACTGCGTCCGACAATGTCGGGGTCACGCAAGTGACGTGGGTGAATGACCGAGGCGGGAGCGGGACGGCGGCAGGGACTACCAGCTGGTCGGCCTCCGTGGCGCTTCAACTGGGGACGAATATCGTCACGGTGACCGCGCGAGATGCGGCGGGTAACACGAAGACCGACGCGCTGACCGTGACGCTGACCTCGCCCCCGCCGCCTCCAGGGCCGATTACCGTCGAATGGACCTGGGGTGGTGGTGAGGGGGATGCCTTCCGGATGGAACGGTGCGTAGCCCCGCAACCGTGTACGATGGAGCTGGTGGCGTCCTTAGCGCTCACTGATCGGTCATGGATCGATACGATGGTGCTCCCGACAGAAAACTATTGCTACCGGATGGCGGTGACGACGGGCGCTATAGTCGGACCATATTCGAATACTGCATGCAGTCCGTAGGAGACTCTATGCCACTTGTGTGGCGACTGCTGGTGCTCGGCGTCCTGACCGTACCACTTATGACCTTGGCTCAAGAGCCGGACCTGAAGCTTCAGCACCAGGCTGACGTGACGCAAAAACTCCTGGAGCGCACGACCCAGGACCACGAGCAGTGTAAGCGTGACTGGGCGGATATCTGGGTCCAGGCTCGGCAGTTATCTATGGCCTATCAACGGCTCGATCAGGAACTGAAGACGCTGAGACAGGCACCGCCGAAGGACGAATCGTCAGGGCAGGAGGCGAAGCCGCCAGGGAATGGCGCCACGCCGTAAGGCCGTCCTGGTACCTTCAGTTGTGCCGTGCCCGTTATCATTCTGGGCATTGACGGGGTAACTATCAGTAGCAAAACCGTGCATAGACTCGTACCTTTATGCTATACGGAGACGGGAAGCCGCGATCCTCATTGTCGAGAAGGTCGAGGGAGAGAGCCATGGACGATATTGATGTTACTCTGTTCAATGCGGTGGTGATGGAGGCGTACCTGGCTCACCTGCGTGGTGCTCCGATCGCCTACGTGGAAAGCCTTCGCTCGCTTGCCGAGGCGATGACGGCATACCATTTTGTTGAAAAACGCGATATCCATGCCGCGTTCATGACGGATGCGCAACGCCAGCGACGTACTGCGTATCGAGAACACCTGAGGCAGTATCACATGGAACCCTAATCACCTGGCATAACGGTATGTTGTTATCCTGAAATGACAGACGGTATCACAGGCACGCCGCGCAGGTAGTGCCCCGAGCCGGGCTCGCTGGACATCACTCCAGTGAGACCCGGCTTTTTTATTGTGCAGCAGCAGAAAGAGTACCTATGGCCCTCCAGTTTAGTGTTCCGGTCAGAGACGCCATGGCCGATGCCTTTGAGTCGGTCGTGAGCACGTCGCCCATGCTTACCATACGCACCGGCGCCAAGCCTGCCAATTGCGCAGCACCCAACCAGGGCGTGGTCCTGGCCACGCTGGCATTGCCATCGGATTGGATGGCGGCTTCCTCCGGTGGAACCAAGGCAAAGTCGGGCACGTGGCAAGACACGTCTGCGGATGCCACCGGGACGGCAGGACATTTCCGTATTCATGATACGGCCGGGACGACCTGTCATGCACAAGGCACGGTCACCATGACGGGTGATGGTGGAGATATGCAAGTTGACAATACCAGTTTTGCTCTTGGACAATCATTCACCGTAAATTCCTTTTCATTTACTATCGGAAACGCGTGAGCCAATAATATCAATATTTTATATAGTATTCACACTAAGAAAAGGATACGATATATTGTTAATGTGTTTACGATAGTTATGTATTCATTGCAGTTAATTAAAAATAATGCTATCCTTTCTTGTGTGTCGAACTTCACAAGAAAGAGGCTATTATGGATTGGTCATACATTGCTGGGTATTTTGATGGGGAAGGACATGTACATTTCAAAGCTGCACCCAGTCGCCCTGACTATATTCTTATTTCTCTTTCATGGGCGAATACTCACAAGAGGAGTTTAGAGGCGATTAAGGAATTTATAGGATGTGGCATTCTGAATCCAGCCACAAAGAAAGAAGGATATAAACTAGGATATTGTCTTGCCATTACTCGTGTTGCTGATATCCTGCGAGTCGGGGAAGCAATGCTTCCTTATCTTCTTATTAAGCAACAGGAACTCCAGGAAATGATGGAGTGGGCAAAAGTGCATCGCACTGCCCAAAAAGAAACGTGGGGTATATTGGGACGCGTTGGCGCTGAGGAAATTACGCGACTCTATCATGTAGAAGGTCTTACTCAGCGACAGATTGCAGAAAAGATTGGCGTTAGCGATGGGGCAGTCGCGAGTTTTTTCCTACGGCATGGCATTAATGGGCGGAGACGCGGACCGGCAGAAGGTGCCTATGGGATTCTCGCCGAATATGGATATGAGAAGTTGCATGCACAGTTCGAGAACGGGATGACTATTGCCGAAATTGCTAAAGAAGCTGGTGCGCATTATCGCACGGTCTACATGCATTTCTTTACTCGTGGCATACGCTTAACGAAGCGCATACGACGAGCAAGGGCTGTACGCAACAATCCTATTCTTCTAGAAGAAACTCCTCTCCTTGAGACGCCGTTGTTTCCTGACGGCATTATAATCGACAGCGTCAAAACGCCTGTCTCTCGCAAGGGTATCCCGAAGTCACCTGAAACCATTGCTCGCATGAAGACGACCCGCCAGAAGATGTGGGAAGACCCCGAATACGCCGCACGGCAACGGGTTCAACTGGCCCTTGGTGCGAAGGCTCCGCGCTCCAAAGGCTACACGAATCCCAGCATCCAAGGTGAGAAGCACCCGCGTTCGAAGCTGAGCGATGCATCCACAGAAGAGATTCGCCAGCGCTATGCCGCTGGCGGTATCGGCCTTCAGGGATTGGCCGATGAGTATCACGTGTCGAAGAAAACGATCCTCAATATTGTCCACTATAAGATACGGACCGCAACCCAAGGAAGTGGGGATATAAAGACCATTGCATAGTATTAGAATGTTCTGACAGGCGCTATTGGCGTAAGCCCTTGCAGGTATTACAAGAAGGCGCATCGTTTCAGAGATGAGCTGAAACGATGCGCCTCTTTTTTTTGGCATGACTAACAACTGTCCCGTTTTTGCCTCACCGTGGCGCCAGGCGTCAGGCAATGCCGGGGTGCCGGGCTCTCTCCCTCTCATCCAGCACCGCCTGACGCCTGGCGATAGAGAGGGTCATTCGAGGAAGGGAATGAAGAGGAGAATTCATTCTTCCTAGCATGTCTCTGTTTGATGCTCCGCACAAGCTCTGTGCGATTTTCCCGTTGCCTCACACCAGGGACTCCCGAGAGTTCTCGTGAGGAAGGAGAGTTTCTCCCATGTCTATGATTAATACTGCATCTCTGACATCGATAGTCATTCCCCCTGCTCTAGCGGAAGTCCTCACGCCACAGGAATTGTCAGGACTTATTCAGCGCCATCTGATTGAGAAAAGTCACTATGCGGCGCGCGGCATTGACTATGCCGGCCTCACCTCCGATCTCGCGCTGCCGCGTATTGCACCCGCGACGGTGCGCTTTCGTGATGTGAAGACGGGCCATTGGATGGAGGGCCGCAGCGAGCCGAAAATTGACCCCAATCACTTTCGCATTGACCTCCAGGTGCGAGCCTACGATCCCTGCCACCATAAGGCGCACTGGGGCAAAGCCTGTGGCTGCAAGAAGAAGCTGGTGGGGCTGCGTGAAGGCCCGGCGAACCTGTGTACCAACGTATTTGCCAACCTGGTGCGTGTCGGCCTGATGGGGACGACTACGACGGTGACCGATGTAGGTGGGACTGGCCGTTCGGTGGATAAGACGATGAACGGTGGCGTGAACTCGATGCTCGGCTGTGCAGGCACTGGCGTGACAGCTGCAACGGTGGCTGACACGAATATGCAAACTCAGACCGAGACGCAAGCCTCGGTCACGGTGAATACCGTGTCGGGTGCTGGCGCGACGGGGACCTTTACGGTCGCATTTACGATCACCGCCACTGCCGACCGGGCCTATACAGAGGTGGGGCTGAAGAACGTGACGACCACCTCACCGTTCTGGAGTTTTCTGCTGACACATGACTCATTCAGCGTGCTTAACGTCAGCAATTTAGGCACCCTCGCAACGACCTACACGTTCCAGAATACTTAGTACTAGTATAGTATGAATGATGAAGGTGGTCAATAAAAAGCGATTTATACATTTTCTAGATGTATATTTATGAAATGTATAGTATACTGAGAGTCTTCTTTGTTACAACCCAATGATGGAGACTCTCAATGAAAGTGATTGCGAAGTACTGTCGAGGATGTGGGATCGAACTTCATGATGAGATTTGGTATCCCTCTCTTCGCAAAGCAAATGTCGGCTGGTGTTGTTTTTGTTACCAAGGGAAAATTCCTCGACGCTTCTGCGCAGGATGTGGCGTTGCATGTACCGAGAAACGATGTCCACAATGTGACGGGAATAGAGATTGTAAAAAATGTGGCGTGAAACTTACCGAAGAGAATTGGTATCCGGCATTTCAAAAACGAAAACTCCGACGATGCAAGACATGCCATGATGCCTTAGTAACATCTTGGGAGGATCGCAATCCTGGCGATGCGAACAAACGTAGTAAGCGATGGCGTGAAAGAAATCCAAAGTTTGGGAAAACATATTACGAGAACAATAAAGAGCGCCATCAGAAACGCATGATTGAATATCTCTGGAAATTCAAGGCGGAAGCCATTAACAAGCTTGGCGGAAAATGTGTGATTTGTGGCATAACTGACTTGCGTGTGCTTGACATTAACCATCTCAATGGTCGTGGAGATGATAAGGGCAAATTCGGGATGGATATGTACTCCATCATTCTTGATGGCTCACGCGCTCTTGACGATCTGGATGTCCGTTGCTGCAATCATAACCGACTGTATGAATATGAATGCGGCCGTCGTGCCGTCCCAACCTGGTTTGTTGAGGAGCCCCTAGAAGATGCCAATCAACCTTTAGGAGATGTTCCCCTCTCCCCTGTGCCTTAGAAAGGAGCCGTCCCCATGTCGGATCCGGTCGACTATGCCGATGCCACGAATCCCTGCGCTACCTGCGCCGGCGCCCGCGTGGTCCAATCGATGAGCTGGCGTGTCCCGTCCTATTGGGTGATTTGTCTCGGCGATGGTCGGTATGCAGCCGGGGATAGCGTCGCAGAGGTCGTGGCCGCCTGGGATCTGGATAACCCAACGCGCACGGTGACGCCGGAAGACGCCTATGCGATGGAAGTGACCATCCTTGAGGCAACCCTGACGCCCGCCGTGGATGCCATCATTCAAGACGCGGCACTCGTGTTTAGTCATTCGGCAGAGACCCAGAACCTGGCCACTTTTCTGACGTGGTGCACTACCGTGGCTACGCCGTAACGTCAACGGCACGAGGAGACGTATTCCATGGCAGACCGCGATATGCTTGGAGGGCAGATACAACCTGATGGAAGTATTTTTACAGCGGGCACCTATGCCGAGTATATTGATTGGCCCTGTCAGGCTGATCGGGCCACGCTCGACGGTGACTTTACCGCAGGGGAATTGCGCCAGATTGCGACCTGGATGGATCAGCATGCGTTACGGAAGGAACCTGAGGATGACCGAACCAGTGATCATCGAAGCTGAGACAGAGGCAGGGCCTGTCCTCATTCGTTTTCGTGCCGAGGAGTTTGTTGAGTGGTGTCATGCCATAGCAGGTAAGCCCACTCCCAAGATGCTAGACGATCTTTAACTAGAAGGAGACCCTCCCATGTCCGAACCCGTTGCCCATGACGTCTCAACCCATCCCTGTGCCAACTGCGCGGGCCCCCGCAAAGTCGAAGCCATGGAATGGCGCGACCCGGCCTATTGGGTCACGTGTACCGGCTGTGGCAATGCCGTCGCAGGCACGAGTATGGAGGAAGCCGTCGAAGCTTGGGACGAGGCCAATCCCATGCGTGACGTGAGTGCCGAGGAGGCGCAAGCCATCGAAGCCACCATGTTACAGGCACGCCTCACGCCGGCGATGGTGGACCTCATGGAAGAGGCCGTCGATATTTATAGCCGTTCCGGCCAGCCACAGACGTGTGCGGCATTCCTCGAGTGGTGCGCTGGCATTGCGGCTATGGAGAGGTAGCGTGATGACTGCGATGTGTGAGGCAGGTACCCATTTCGTCCAGAAACTCCCGGAAGGGAAGTATATCTGCGTCTATTGTGGCGCCATGTTCCATGAGTCGCACGAACTTGTGCTCACGGTCGGCGCCACGTCAGCGCCTCATGACCCTCGTTCTCCTGGATAAGCGCAGACATCTCCCTGGCGCCATGGTGATATCCTGATATGGCAACCCGCATTTATACGAAGGTTTCTGGGGCGGTCGGCGTGACGCCCTCGACCTGGAATTTTGCCAACCAGATTAATCCCGTGACGGTGCCCGGCACGCTCGCCAAAAATGACGGTTCGGCCATGACCTCGAAGACCGAGGCCACAGGCATCGCGACTATTGCGCAGGCCATGGGGCGGACCATCATTGGTCCGTTGGCTGCTCAATCGATTGCGGGCAGCATCAGCGGCCAGATGCGCGCCATGCAGAATAATAATGGGGCGAGTGGGACGCTGGCCATGGCCGTCAAAATCGTGCAACCCGGCGGGGCGGATCGTGCGGTACTGTTGGCCCAAACCGCGAGCGATGCCGCCACCAGTGCCCCCCATGAATTTGTGACGAATACCCTAACCAATCGTCAATTCGCCGATGTGGCAGAAGCGACGGCGATTACCCTCACGACCCAATCGGCGACGGCCGGGGATTATCTCGTCATCGAGTGGGGGTTTCGCTCGGCCACGGCCGTGGACCGTACGGTCACGCTGAGTTACGGCAATGACAATGCCACCGATCTGACCGCGGGGGATTCTGGTGAGACAACCGCCCGCAATCCCTGGTGGGAGTTTTCGCAGACCTTAATCTTCCTCGCGACCACGGCGGGAGCAGGATCAGCGCAGGCTACGGCAGCTCGTATCGCCAGTAGTTTACGCGCTGGCAGTGGTGCCGCCCAGGCCTCACGGATAGGCACGGCCAATGCCACCCGAGCTGGCAGCGGACAACAGCAGGCGACGGCCGCACTTCAGGCCGCGCTGCAGCCCACAGGCTTGACGCTGCGGGTGCCCGGCGTGGCGCATCGCCAGGGGACCGCCAACCTCCTCGTGCGCTTCGTCGATAATGCTTCCCCACGAGAAGCCATTGAGGCCGGGCGCGTCACCATGGATGCGACGAGCTTCGATGTCACGGCCACGTTCCGCCAGGGACAGAGTGGTCGTATCCTGCTCAGCAGCGCCATGCCGCAGTATAGCGGAAGCTTCTCCGATATCGTCTGGAGTATTCCGGGGACGACGCACAATCTCGGGACGACGGCGTTACTCTGGGAGGTCTGGGATGCCGCGAGCCCTCCAAGACGCCTTGAGCCAGGCTCGGTGACCGTCGCTCCCGGATCGTTCAACGTGACGCTCACCTTTGCACAGTCCCAAAGTGGGACAGTCATCCTCGCCGCCCCCAGCGCCCGCTATACCGAAACTTTTGGCAGTTTTGCTACCTGGAGTATTCCTGGGACCACGCATAACCTGGGAACCGCTGATCTCTTCTGGCAAGTCTATGATGCCGCAGGAACGCCTGCCGCGCTGCGCCCTGGCCGGGTGACGATTGATCCGACGAGTTTTAATGTCGAAATCACGTTTCGACAAGCCCAGGCAGGCACTATCGTGCTCGCGGCCCCTCCGACCCGCTATGCTGCCGCATTCACGGTGCAGGATGGCCAGGTCACCTTGCTGACGACCGTGGAACAGCGTGCCCTCTTTACTCCGGCTGGTATCAAAAGCGTTACGGTGAGTGAGCAGGCGAGTAGCATACGCCTCGCCAGTAGTCTGCGAGCTGGCAGTGGAACAGCGCAGGCCAGTGCGGCTCATGTCGCTAGCTCGCAGCGCATCGGCAGTGGCCAGGCGCAGGCCACGACGACGCGTCTTACCAGTAGTCTCCGGGCTGCAACGGCTCTCGCGCAGGCCACAACCGCCCGCGTGGCGAGTAGTGTGCGGTCCGGCAGCGGGCAGGCGCAGGCCAGTACCGTACGCCTTGCGAGTGAAGTGCGCGTCAGCACTGTCCAGGAACAGGCTACGCGGAGTGCCGTGAGTAGCTCGCTTCGCGCTGGGGCTGCCCAAGTGCAGGTCACCACGATACGCGTGGCGAGTGAACTCCGTGCGAGTACCGTCCAGGAGCAGGCGATGAGCAGCCGGGTGGCGAGTAGTCTGCGGTCCGGCAGTGGACATATTGCCGGCTCAGGCGTACCGAGTGGCAACCTCGTGCAGGCTGGTACAGGCATCGAGCATGCCAGTAGTACGCAAGTCGCGAGCAGTCTACGAATCGGCATCGGGCAGGCGCAGGCCCAAACGACACGGCTCGCCAGTAGTGTGCGAGCCGGGAGTGGACGGCTCGCCGGCCATGCCACCCTCATTGCGGGATTTCCGACGAGCCTCGCCGTTACCATCATGGTGCCCGGCACGACGCATGGCGTTGGGAGTGGGAACCTCTTTGTGGAGGCTACTGATACCGCAAGCCCATTGCGAGTCCTTGAGCCGGCATCCATCACGATTCATCCCACCACATTTGATGTCATTGTGCGGGAAACCCAGGGCGAAAATACGCGGGTAATCATTCATCTGATCCCGGCGCCCTATGTCTTGCCGTTTACTGGCCAGGGCAGCCTGAATATCCCAGGGGGCACGCATGGCTTAGGCAGTGCCGATCTCGCCTGGCAACTGCTCGATGCGGGTACGCCTGCTCAGGTTGTGGAGCCAGGATCCTTGACAGTCCGGACGGATAATGCCGCCGTCGATCTCGTCTTCCGGCAGAATCAGAGCGGGACGCTCATTCTCAGTCGCGGGCTTCCCGCTTTTGTGCATGCCTTTACCTCGACCATGGAAGTCGTCCTTGACGGAAGTACCCATGGGCTGGCGACGGCCGCCTTGCGCGTGCACGTCTATGATGACGTGACGCCGGTACGTGCTGCGCTTACGCCGGGCTCGGTGACGATTCATCCAACTACTTTTCAGGTCAAGATCACGTTCACGCAACTGCAAGCCGGGGTCGTGGTGTTGAGTGCGGCCACGCCCGTGTCGATCACCCTGCCAGTGGCGACAAGCGCGGCACAACAAACAGGCACCGGCAGGGTCCAGGCCACCTCGCAGCGGGTAGCCAGTGCGGTGCGGTCCTCGACGGCTGGACTCAGTGCGCATGCGCGCCTGGTGGCCATTCAACCGACGACTCTTGCGACGACTGTGCTCGTGCCCGGCACCACGCATCAATTTGGGACGGGGAATATTCTGGTCCAGGCCTATGATACGGTAGGCACCGCGCTCACGGTCGAACCTGGGACCATCACGATTCATCCGACGAGCTTTGATGTCGCGATTGCCTTTTATTTCCCGCCCGCTGGCATCATCCTTCTGCGCCAAGCCCCTGCACCCTATACGCAGGGGTTTGCGGCCCCATCATTCACCGTCAATGGCACGACCCACAATCTGGGCACGGCGAATCTGTTTGTCCAGCTGCGCGATGCGGCGACGCCTGCCGCCTTGCTAGCGGCCGCAAGTGTTACCGTCACGACTGCCAGTAAGAATGTCGATGTCACCTTTGATCAGTCGCAGAGCGGGACCATCCTCGTGAGTGTCGGGACGCCCGTGTATGTGCATCCCTTTACGGGTGAAACACAGTTTACGATTGCTGGCACACTCCATAATCTCCTTACCCCAGATCTCGTGTGGCAGATTTGGGATGCCGGCAGTCCTGCCATAGCCCTGATCGAGCCGGCCAGCGTGACGATTGACACGGGCAACAAGGATGTCACGGTACGCTTTGACCAACTGCAAAGTGGGACGGTCCTGTTGAGTGCCGCTCTCCCCGTCTATCGCATCGCCATTACATCTCCTGGCGCGGCTGCGGTCGAGGTGAGTGGCAGCATGGCGGGGCCAGCCGCTCCTCGTGTCACCACGAATCTTCGCACGGGGAGTGGGCATCAGCAGGGCCAGGCCGGGCCGATTGCGAGTGCTATTCTGGCAAAAACAGGGTTCATGGGCGCCAGTGCTGGAAAGATCGCCTCGTCGTTGAGGGCAGGTGCTGCGCATCTCCAAGCCAGCAGCGTCGGTGTGGGCAGTGCGATTCGGGCGAGCAGTGCCCAGGAGCAGGCGAGTAGCGTTCGGCTCGCGAGCAGTCTCCGTGCTGGGAGTGCCACCATCCACGATACCATGACGCGGGTTGCGAGTGCCAGCCGCCTCAGTACGGGACAAGAACAGAGTAGCGCGACGCGGCTCGCAAGTTCGCTCCGCGCCGGTACGGCCATGGTCCATGCCACAGGAACCCCGTTACCAGCCGGCACGCTGGCGGTTGCCGGGCAGGTCACGGCGAGCACGAGCCGAATTGCCAGCAGTCTCCGGGCTGGCAGTGGGGTTGTGTATGATACGACGGCCCATATCGGTAGTGCCATCACCGGACGCGTGGCGACGATCACGGCACAAACGGCGCGGCTGGCGAGCAGTCTCCGGGCTGGCAGTGGGACGGCACATGCCCAGGCCACGCGGATGGCCAGTGAAATTCGTGCGGCAACAGGCATGATCCAGGTCAATGCCATCCGCGTGGCCTCCTCCCTGCGTACCGCCAGTGGGATGCTTCATGGAGTAGGAGTTGGTCTCACGCCTGGTGTCGTCTCCGTAACGGTCCATGCCTCCGGGGTTGCGGTACGCATCGCTAGTAGCCTCCGGGCTGCGGCAGCTCATGAGCAGGCCAGCAGTGCGCGGATTGGTCATGCCGTAGCCTTCCGGGCTGTGCAGGTTCAGGCACTGGCAAGCCGAGTCGCCAGTTCGCTTCGCACCGGATTGGGCCTCCTCCAGGGGACGAGCACTCGCGTTGCCAGTAGCGTGCGCACGGGAAGCGGGATCTTCCATGCGCAGATGACGCGCCTCGCGAGTGAAGTCCTGGCCCGCACACCTGTGGTTCATGCTGTGGCCGGAGCATTGACGAGTTCCCTACGGGTAGGCAGCGGCCAGATACGTAGCGTCCCGAGCCAGGCCGGCGGGGCAGTGGGAAGTGCGCATCTGGCCGGGCAGATGACCCGCGTGGCGAGTTCCGTCCTCGCCCGTCCTGAGGTCATCCATGCGTTTACCCTGGAACTCGCCAGTAGCCTGCGGGCATCAGGGGCCATGCTGCATGGCGCTTCGAGCCATGTCAGTAGCAGTCTTCTTGCCCGGCCGGCCAGCATACAGGGTCTGGCGTCACGGAGCGTGAATCAAATACTCACGCGTCCTGCGTTGATTCAAGCACTGGCGAGTAGTCTCCTGAGCCAGATCCATGCTGCCACCGGCCAGGCGCAAGGCACGAGCTCGACGCTACGCATTTCGCAAATCCTCGCCCGCCTCGTCCAAATACAGGGGCAGAATTTTACGCTGCCGGGCTTGCAAGCCACCGGCCATATGGAGGCCAGTGCGCAGCGTCTGGCAAACTCGGTGTTGTCCCATCCCGCCGTGATTCAGGCCGTGACGGCAGAAGTCGTCAGTGCTCTCGCCCAACGCGGCGGCACCCTCCGGAGTCTTCCGCAGGTGGTTGCCCATGAAATCTTGGCGCGCTTGCTGCAAGAGCAGGCCCTGGCGGTCGCACTCATCAGTGAAGTGCGTCCCAGTCAGGGGCAGAGCGGCAGTACCGTGACGCTGCTCGCAAGTAGTCTCCTCGGCAGCACCGGGTCCTGGAGCGCGACGGCCAGTCTTATTGGTATCCCTCGGCGGCATCTGCATGGCCGCTTGCGTACGGCTCGTAGCCAGCCAGGCATCGCCCAAAAACGTCAGGTCACATCGGTGGGAGGATAGCGATGCCCCAGGAATTTATCATGAAAGTCGGCGATACGGAGCCGACGCTTGATGATACGCTGCTTGATGAAAATCTGGAGCCGGTCAATCTCGGGGCCACGACGATTGTGCTCCATTTACGTGGCAGGGACGGTACGACCGAAGCCTTAACGCCCGTCGAAATTCTGAGTGAACCGGCGGGCCAGGTCCGGTATACCTGGCCCACGCCGCAAATGCGCGCCGCCGGCGTCTACGAGGCCGAGTGGCAGGTGACGTGGACGGATGGCACGGTGATTTCGTTTCCCAATGATGGGTATTTCCATATCAAGATTGTTGGGCAACTCGTCTAGCGTGCCTTAGTGGCGTATAGTAAAATATGCTTATCAGATTGGCATTGGGATTGAGCGCGCACGGGCGTAGGCGATACGGAGGCAGCGATGCGTGCAAGTGATATTGTGTCACGTCAGGATGCTATCAAGCATCTTGCGGGAGAATGCCGTGCGGCGGCCAGTGAGTTTGCCTGTTGGTCCCAGGAGTATGTCGAAAGTGACAATGTGCTTCGGGCCTGCCTCCTACGGCTAGGGTGCTCTTCGCAAGAACTCACTGAGATCGACCTGGCTGTCCCCATGACGCTTGAGCGCTACTACCAACGCCACACATCCTGGTAGAATATTGCTGTGACTTCTGCTATAGTCATGGCGCTCGTATGTCTGCGCTGAAAGTGAACTACTGGTATCTTGCCGCGCTGTGCCTGCTGTAGCGTGAAGAGCCGGAGCGTGACGAGGATTCCCCCTGGTCCTCATCATACTCTGGCTCTTTTTTTTGTTGGAGCGGAATGCATGCCTGGCGATCCTACCTATATTGAACGACCCTGGAGCGACGTGCCGCAGTATGTCTGTCTCCTCTGTGGCTATGATGCGTGGAGTCTCACGCAACTCGAGGTCCATATGGGATTCCTTCATGAGGGCGTGGCACTGATCAAGGGTGCATCTCCTCCTGAGGCTATGCAGCCCGCCCCGGTGCCCCCGAAAGCTCCTATGCCTGAAGAAGAGGTATAGTCATGGCTACGCAAGCGATCGCGGTAGAAGGGACATGCCGATGACTCTCAGACATCTATGGCGTCTCATGCGCTATCATATCACCCGCCTGCATTGGTGGTGCTGCGCCAAGCGTGATGTCCGCGCGCTGCGTAAGCTGGCGGCCATCCTGCAAGAGGAGCGCCGGCGATGACGACTCAGGCTATAGCGGCCTATGGCATCCAGCTGAGATTAGGAGATGGGGTAGCCTTGGCCTCCGTGGCCATCACTGGCGCCACGAATGTCACCCCGATTGTCATTCAAACAGCCACGGCCCATGGGATCACCGATGTCGACGTGATTACGGTGGCGGGGGTCGGCGGCAATACCGCGGCAAATAACACCCTCGCGAATCCCTACTGGATCGCCGCCCGTGTCGATGCGACCCATCTCCTTCTTCGGGGCTCCGCAGGTAACGGAGCCTATACATCCCCCGGTACGGTCGTGCGCAACGATACGTATGCGACGATTGCCGAAGTAACCAATATAGAGGATGCCGGTATACAAGCCACGCTTGTCGAGACGAGTGCCCATGACGGCAATAACTGGACCAGTCGAGTCCCGACGCTGCTCAGTGGGAATACGGTGCGGCTCTCCTTGAACCTGGTTCCTGGGCATGCGACCCATAATCCGACTACAGGGTTAGAGTATCTCTTGCTCACCAAAACGCGGCGCTCGTACTTGCTCGTGTTTCCCGATACGCTCAAGAGCGCGTGGTGGTTCTCCGGATGGGTGACCGGGCATCATGTCGCCGGACCAGTGGCCGGGATTCTGACAGCGGCCACGATGATTGAGATGGTGGATGCGCCGATCTTGTCAGCAGCAGCATAGGAGACCTGATGCTCACCGTCACGATCACTGTCACGATGCTCTTGGCCATGGCCGCCTTCATTTGTGCCATCGCTTCATCTCTGAGTTATTGTCCACTCTGGGTGCCCGTCGTGCTCCTAGCGCTCTGTGAATTACTACGGTCGCTACCCTTGGGACGCTAAGGAAAGGAAGCCTGTGGCAAGGTCTTCAGGATTTTTCTGGTATCTCATAATCGGCTGGATAGCGCTGCTGCTTGGGATCATCGCCTTTCTCAATGCGCAAGAAGTCCCGCTGGTCATCGAGATTGACGTCAAGCCCGACAGTGACGTGAATCCCCTCAACGTGCAGGCCCATGGCAAAGTTCCGGCGGCGCTGCTTTGTAGTGCGACATTTGATCCGCTGACCGTAGATGTCACCAGCGTGAAGCTTGGGGGAGCCACTGGGGAGCACTGCGACCTGGAAGACGTCAATGGGGATACGTGCATCGATCTGATCTGCCACTTCCCTACGCCAGCCATCGGCGTCACCTGCGAGAGTACCGAAGTGACGCTTACGGCGGTCACGACGGATGGGACACCGCTCACAGGGACCGATACGGTGCGGCCGGTGCCATGCAAGGGCGTGACAGAATGACCGACGACACACGACGGATCATACGGCTCGTAGTCGATGCCCTCGCGGCAGGCGGGGTCGCGATGGGTGGTGCCCTACTCACCGCCAAAACAAGCGTCGGCGAGATTCCGGAGAGTGCGTGGGCCATCGGGGCCGTGATGGGTGGCGTGACGATCTGCCAGAGTATCCGCGCCTCGCTCTCCCAGCCGCCCAGTAGCCGCGCCTAACGGCGGGGATGGAGGTCAGGCATCGGCGCTCTCCTCCGCTAGTTCGCGTTCGAGGTACCATTGCATGTAGCGCAGGGCTTCGAGGATGACGCCGTAAGAGGTCTCCTGATGGGCTGCACAATAGGCATCAATCGCCTCAAAGAGCTGCTCCCCCAGGGCCATCCCCTGCTCCATGGCAGCGTGATGCTCGGCTTCAGAGAGGGACGCGCACCAGGCCAGGTGGGAGTCGTGCTCCTCAGGGAGGTCGTTGGATGGGACGAGATGAAAAAAGGAATGATGAGTCATGATTAGGCAACTTTCTTGGTGCGAGGTTTGTAGGGTTTGGGAGGTGCTTCAGTGAGAAGGTTTAACTGTGTTGGACCAAGAACATCCCCATCTTTCTTACGGCTATTACATTCGAGGCAGAGCGCTACAATATTTTGTACGGTATGTGCACCATTTTGGATAACAGGAACGACGTGATCACGAGTCAACTTGCGACGTTTACCACAATGATAACAGCGATGCTTTTGAGCGGCTTTGATTTCCTCGAATTGAGCCGCCGTAAAGTCATTGGCGGGCGAATTGGCTATTCGTGCCCGCCGCCGTGCCCATTTTTCTGTCGAATATCCCGGATGTTTTACAAGCCAGTCCGCATCACGTTTGTGTCGTTTCTCAAGGTTGCCTTCTGGATCTTTCAGGAAGGTTTCAAGTCTTTTCGCTTTGCGCTGAGGTTTGTTCGAGGCTTCCCATGCCGCACGTACTGGGCGCAATTCATCCTTATGACTGTAATAGTACGTCGCGTTTACAGCCAGCTCTCTTTCAGGATTCTCACGATACCTTTCTCTGCGTCGCGTATTTTTACGCTCTCTATGGGCATCAGCATACGCAAGAACCTTTGCAGGATTTTCTGTCTTCCATGCCGCGCTCGCTGCCCTTGCCTTCTCTGGATTCTTTTTCCTATAGTCAGCACTTTTCTGCCGTTTACAAAGAAGGCATCGCGTTGCGTGTCTATCGGACTGGTACTTATCTTTCCCAAATTCATCAAGGGATTTTGTTTCGAGACATTTGAGACATCTTTTTTCTTGTGGGATATTCACAGGCTCCTCCTAACCGAGGGAATGACGGGTACCTGGCCCCTCAGTGGGTTAGCACCGAGGGCTTATGACGGGCGATGATCAGTCGCCACCAGGCCTAGGATTATAGCCGATTTAGAGAGGAAAAAGAAGTAAAAATAGATCACATCCGTCATCCGTAGGTATCCTCGCACGCCTTCCGGTAGCGCACAGAGCCTCAACCTATTTCCATAGATGGGAATAAGGAGGCTCTCAATGCCTACTCAGGCTCTCGCCGCATACGGCATCCAATTGCAACAGGGCACTACGACTATTCCTGAACTTGTAAACCTGACTGAGCTAGGCGGGCAGTTTGGTACTGTTGATACTAGTGCGCATGATGGCAATGGATGGTCGAGCAAAATACCAACTTTGCTCGACGGTGGAACTATTAGAGCTACGTTCAATTTTGTACCTACGAATGCCCAACATATCGCCCTGAAAACCGCCATGCTCGCGCGTGCCTCCACGGCCTTCCGGGTCCTCTATCCCCCGGCAGGTAGCCCCATTTGGACTTTCAATGCGTTTGTCACCAATTACCGCGTCCCTGGCGCCCCGGTCAATGGCCAACTTCAACTTAATGTGGATCTTACAGTTGATGGACCGATCACGATGAACTAACAGACGCTCAGGCATTATCTATCCTTGTATACTAGGGAGATCTATACACATTATGCCATCGATTGTACCACTGATAACGATTGATCTGGCCCGGCGCCGCCCTATGCGCCTCGATCCATAGGAAAGGAAACTATGCCTTTTGAGTATGAATCTTATGATTCAGTCGTCCCCTCCTTTCCGATCGATCTTGATAAGCGGCGCCATGTGCGCCTCAGGAATCGGGCTATCTTTCGGGCAGAGATTGAACTCTCGAAGCTCTGGGGACGGAAAGTCAGTCTGTTTCAGACGTTAGGAAATAGCGAAACATTGGGGTTCAACGATTTGTCCGTCATTTTATGGCAAGGACTTTTGCATGAAGATCCCAGACTCACACTCGAACAAACGCAAGACATCATGGATCTAGGGCAGCTGCCAACGATCATCGATGTCATTCTCCAAGCCTGGAACGCCGCGACGGCGCCGGCTGTCCCAGAGTCCATGTCCAACGGTGAGGCCCCAGCGGACCCTTTTCCGGCTGGATTGCCTGGGACTCCCTCTGGGCCTATGGCCGTGTTGAGCTAGGGCTGAGTGACCTTGAGTTTTGGGGACTCACGTTGCATGAGGTGGACTTGCTGTCGGTGCGCTATCGCCAGGTGCAGGCGCGGGAAGATCGGCGGGCTGCGCTTAGTGCGATGCTCTTGGCGAATGTGCACAGGGATAGTGATACGCGACCGACGCCGTTTACGCTGGAAGAAGTCACGAGCTGGCTGGGACATGGGTTTCAGCAGCAGGAGCCTGCTCCAGGACCAGCAGTACAGCCCACGCAGGGAGATTTACTAGAGCGGGTTCAGATGCTCAACGCGCTGTATAACGGGCAACGGATGGACAACTAGACGGTTCAGCATGTATAGACGTATTCACTCCGAGTGACTGGTATTTGTTGTGATGCAGGCTGTCCATGCACCGTTGTCCTTTGCATCAGTAGGTATTGCAACTCGCGTAGTAGGCTCCATTGCCTTTATGCGACTGATAGCGCGTCATACATACGGTTTGCGGAGCGGTGGCGCCACGTTCAAAGCCCTGCAGTGCGGCTACGGCGAATTCACGTGAGCAGGCAGACTGCGCGAGGAGGAGGGCGAGGAGGAGGAGATATTTCCATGCCATGACATCCTTCTTTCCGGAAAGATGATGTGCTATTCCACTCCGTTCATTGTGCGTGCAGCAAGCATTCTATCTCATGGCTTGCCGAGAGACCACAATGAATACAGACGCTGTGAAACGTGCGCCACAGTGTCGTCAGATTCGTCGGGGATGCCGGCGCAGCGGTGGCATGTATCAGGCTCCGGAGTGAAAGAGTTACTAATAGGCGTGACAAGTTGTCGCAATATAATCCCCACTCGCACTCGACGTGGTGCGGCATTCTACGGTACTAGAAAAGACAGGGAGAGGCAGAGGACGAACTCTCGACGTCAAGCGGGTCTGCCACTCGGTAGGCGCACATGAGGTTCTCCAGGCATTCCATTGCTGGTCTTCCTGTGCTGTCGTGCGGCGATGATAAGTAAAGGCATTACGAATGGCTTGCAAGGGCGCAAGTAATTCGGCACAGAGCACATTGACTTCAGGATGGGTCCTTTCCAGGGCGGCAATGGTCGGTGGTGGTGCGCAGCGGTACGGCATCGCCTGACAGAGGGCGAGTGCTTCCAGGCGCATGGTCTCGGCATCCGGGGCCGCTGAGAGTATGGAGGGAAGCCTCAGCAGAAGGGTGAGTCCAAGAAGCGTTTTCCAAAACATGTTATGGACCTTTCTTTGCAGGACAGAGTGTATCAAAGATCTCACCTGCCTGCTGAAGTATCGACGTAAAGGTCACGATGGACGCAGCATCCGCCCTGTCCAAAGCATCTGGTCCTTCTTTTTGGAGAGGCGGCAGGAGATGCCACGCGAGTAATTGGGTAGAGATGAATCGCTCTATCTCCTTACTGGCTGAGGTTTCGTGATCGAGACACCCCTTGCGAAACAGACGCCAGAGGGGGGTTGACAGTGAAATATTGGCATGGGAACGACCGTTCGGCATTCGCAGTGCTCCTTTACTAAGAGTGCTCCTTTACTAAGAGTGCTCCTAGCATAGCTCTGAATACGTAAATACGCAAGGGCTAAATTGTGGCTGACATCTCCATCGGCGATATTACAGCCAGACTTAGGGCTGATACATCTGACTTCCAACGCCAGATGCAGCAGGCGCTCCAGCAGCTTACGCAACTCACGCAAGCCGTCGCACAGGTCCAGCAGGCTCTGAGCCAGATGCACCAGGCGCAGCAGGGTGCCGCGCAAGGGAGTGCCCAGACGGCGGCGTCCCTGAAAGCCCTCGCTGAAGCCGTCCGTGAAAGCACGCAGGCTTATACCCAAACTTCGACTGCCGCCCTCGCCTATACCAAACAGCAAGACGTGCTGCGCGAAGCGACCCGCCAACAACGGGAAGAACAACGCCAGGCCAACGAAGAAGCCCGGCGGGCTCAGGACGTCTGGCGGACGATGCTCGGGGTGGCGGGCGGGCTCGGCATTGCGACCTCGCTACGGGCTGTGATTGGCGAGTTGCGGCAGTTTGCCGTTTCCATCGTGGAGACCGGCGCGAAGCTCGAACTCCTGCGCCTTGGCATGGCGGCCCTCACGGGTGGACAAACCCAGGGGGAACGCACGTTCGCCACCCTCATTTCCCTCTCCAATCGTCTCGGCATTGATACCCTCCAAACGACGGCCGCCTTCCGCAACTTTGCTGGGGCTATCCGCGGTACCGTGCTGGAAGGGGATCGGGGCCAACGCGTCTTCGAAGCGGTGACGATGGCCAGTCGTGCGATGGGAGCGAGCAGTCAGCAGACCCATAGTGCACTGCTCGCATTAGAGCAGATGATCTCCAAGGGTACTGTGTCGATGGAGGAGCTCCGGCGCCAGCTTGGGAATGCCCTGCCAGGCGCGTTCCAGATCGCGGCCCGCGCCATGGGCGTGACGACGCAAGAGCTGGAAAAGATGATACGCACGGGTACCGTCGAGGCGATTCCCTTTGTCGAAAAGCTGGCGGAGCAACTCCGGATGGAGCTGGGTGGTGCGGCCGATGCAGCGAGTCAGTCCACGACCGCAGCGTTTACCCGGCTCGGCAATGAACTGACGCTCCTGAAAGACAATATTGCCTCGTCGGGCTTGCTCACCCTCTTACAAAGCCTGGCCGATACGGCGGCGAACCTTCTTGCCTCCTTGCGCAAAGGGGCCGAAGACCGCGAAAAGCAGCTTGGGGGGCCGATTCGTCCTGTACCTCCTGGGTTGGAGAAGCTTTCACCCGATATTCGTGCCCGGCAGCAAGAGATTGAAGACCTGCGCTTTGCGCTCAATGAACTCCTCAAGCAGCGGGCAGGTCTTGAACGGCAAGGGGCGAGCCCCGGTCCCATGATTGAGGAGATGCGCGCGCGCCTCCAACAACTCCAGGAGGCGCAGGCGGGACGGACTGGTGACTCGAAAGTTCCTGGCGCGATTGCGGCCTTCCAGGCGCGGCTCCAAGCCGAAGGCGGCGCGGGAGCAACCGGACCTGGTCCAGTGGAAACGGTTCTTGATGAGATTATCAAGAAGCTTGAGGAAGGCACGAAGGCGCTCGAGAAGTTTGATAAAACGGCCGGTATCCTGACGGGCGTTGACGCAAACAAGGAAAAACTCGAGGCCTGGAACAAGACCCTCCAACAGCTGGAAGTCGAGATTAGTAAGTTCTCACCTGAACTCCTTCAGGCAATTGGTCCCCGGCTGGCCACACTTATGGCAGGCGCCAATGACATTTCAGCCGCGCTGCAAGCCGAAAAGGAACTTCCTCAACAGGCAAAAACCGAAGTCCAGACTATCCGGCAGCGGGTTCATGAACGTGAGCGGGAGGCCGAGCAGGACGCAGAAAAATCCATGCAGCAAGCCCTGCAGGATGCCCGTCAGCGCGTACGGGAGCAGGAACAGGCCGAGGCAGCAATGGCCAGCGCGGTTGAAGCTGCGAGCAAGCGGGTGGAACAAGCTGATACTCGCGCGCTGGAGCGTCTCCAACGTCTTGCTGCGCAGTACGGCCTGACGAAAGAAGCGCGCGATGCCGATACGGCGACGATGCTGACGGCCCGTTTACGCCAAACTGAGTCTGCCGAAGAAGCCGAACGGCTCAACGAAGCCATCCAGGCCAGTACCGCCGTTATGGCGAAGGTGCCTGGACTCGTCGAGGAAGCTGCCAACAGTTTCAGGTTGTATACCGATGCGCAGAAAGCCGCCCGCACCGAAGCGGAAGCCCTCGCCAAACTGCAAGGAACCCTCGACCAGCTGCGTGCCCCCAAGGATGAGCGGCTTGATGTGCGCTTGCGCCAGCTGGAGGACGCCAAGATTGTGACGCCGGAAGGCCGGGAGCGCGCCGAGCGCTTGCGTGCCCAGATCACCGCCCAGGAGCGCCTCAACAAGGTTGCTGAACTTTTTGAGCAGTTTGGCAATGCCGTTGGGAGCGCCTGGACCAATGCCCTGCTGAGTATTGCGAATGGGACTGCTACGGTGGCTGGTGCCTTTCGCGCCATGGCGCAGTCGATCCTCCAATCGATGGCGCAGATTGCCTCCCAGGAAGCCTTCCGGGCATTGATTCGGTTTGGAACCGGGCTCATCCTTGGTGGGGTGACGTCCGGGCTGACCACAACGCCGGCTGGGGGCGCCGAGTACATTGGGGGACCAGGGGGCACCGCGCCGCTCAATCCGCCGCCGCTGCTCTTTACACAGGGCGGCGCCATTGTGAACAAACCCACCAACATCCTTGCAGGGGAGAATCCTGCGATGAATCCTGAGTACGTGTTGAACCAACCACAGATGAAGGCGCTGATGAGCGAGGCGTTTCGGGCGGGGCCTTCTGCCGGGGGCCAGGCGGCAAACAATATCGCCATCATCAACGTCGTGACACGGGAACAAGCTGAAGAGGAAGCAGGTCGCCAGCGCGCGCTCGGTCGGGAGGCCATTATAAACGAGGTGCTCATGAATATGGCGCAAGGGGAACGGAGTCCGATTGTCAGGATGATGCGCACCACGGCCCGCTAGGCAGGAGATGAGCTATGGCCCTTTTCCCGTTAGCTCCCGTGCCCTCCCATGTCTCAGCCCCGGCCATTATCGACCCGGTATTATCCTATCAGGTCGATGCAGGCTATACGGTCAGGCGCGCACGCACGAGTCGTCCCCGGCGTCGCTACACTCTCGACTATCTTGGGCAGACGACGGAAGCGCTCCGCATCATTCGTGATTTTATTCTGACGCAGCGGGCCAATGTGATCCCGTGTCAATTTTGGCATCCTACAGCTATTGATATTGCCACGTTTCAGGCCACCACTCCCGTGCTGCTGAGTTATGCCCACGGCTTGATTACCGGCCAGTGGCTCGGGATTGTCAGCGGGCCATCGTCCCTCATTGGTTTCTGGCAAATCACGCGGCTGGACGCCGCCACGCTGGCCCTCAATGGGTCCTCTGGGGCTGGCCCAGGAGGGCAGGTGAGCGTTGTGCAATATCTGCCGAATGCCATTGTGGTCTATGCGGAAGACACGGCCCCGACGCCGGCCACGATCATCGGACCGGATCAAGTGATCTCGGTCAATCGCCGTAGTGGCTATTATTCCTGGACCGTCTTGATTGAAGAGGTGTTTTAGGGGGCAAGAAGAAGCTCAAACCCTTTGTTCTCTCAGCAATGCACGATGTCTTAGGTATCTCCTCTACGCCTCGTCAGTAGTAGAGGGAGCCTTTTCCCCCCGTGATACGTCGGGGACAGAAAGGCTCCCTGCATGGCCCGTTTGCTCTCTGCAGCTCTCGCCATCGAGAAGAACCGGCTCGAGAGTGACCACGTTTGGACCTGGGCTTTTCTCGTCGATATTCAAGGCGCTCCAGTCCCCTTTCGCCTCGTCAACTATGACCAGGATATTGTGTTTCATGGATTCACCTACTTACGCTTCCCCGTGACCGTGGATAGCCTGGAGGAAGCCACCACCGCGGCCTTAGTGAATATTCGCGTCACGGCGGCGAACGTGGATCAAACTTTTCAATCTTTACTGGAGAATTATTGGGCACAGGCGGCTGATCCCGATTGGCGGGTAACAATATTTGAAATCGATGCCCAGCAACCTGATCAAAGTCCTTTTAGCTCCGGCCAAGTATTTACGGTGGTATCAGTGACCACCGATCTTATCACGGCAACACTTGACCTCCAAGCTGAAGGGGTGACGCTGACCGCGACAGTTCCAAGACGTCGATTCACCTCCAGTTCCGGTTTTCAGAATATACCAAGAAGGAATTAATCTAATTGAACTATAGAGTAGGTATGACATGAATCAGGCTCTTCGGCTTCCCAATATTCGCGAACTCGTCGACCCTCTGCTCGGCACGTCATATGAGGCCTACGATTGCTGGGGCCTGGTTCGTCGTCTGCTCATCGAAGGTTTTGCCCTCGACATTGCCGAGCAGCCCACCCAGGCCGCCACGATTATGGGCGAGATCTGGTTTCGCGGCGACGAGCGCAATCCGTTAACGCTCGTGCAACCCTGGGACTTGTACATCTGTTGCGAGCGCGATGATCGGCCCTGGAGCACCCATGTTGGCCTCGTCGTGGATGAGACCACTTTCGTCCATGCCAGAACGGCAGCGACCGGCGTGGCGATAGAACGCCTGCGTAGGTGGCGGCCAAAATTGTTACAAGTCGCGCGGTTACGAAGACTGATGGAGTGATCTAATGAACACGATCTCCAAATTATTCGCGACTATTATGGACCCGTGTGATTATGTATTTATGTGACTATACGTCTATGTGACTATGTGACTGCATCTACTCATTGAGAATCCATGGCTACAGCCCTCATTCCTGAAATATGCGATCCTGAATTGCAGTCTGTGGCGACCGCCACGCTCGCAATCCTCTGCTCCCCCATCCGGGCTGCGGATGGTTCCTGGCGCATCTGGCGCACAGAGATCCCATTGCCTGGCACTGTCATTGATGTTCTCACATTCTATGATACCCTGACGGCAGAACGTATTATCCTGAATGGACGGGTGCTTCTCGATGAAGAATACCTCTCGCTGACTCTGCGCCCAGGCGATGAGATACTGGTCATTCCGCGCTGGGGTGATCCCGTCGTCACGCCCGCACTGCTGATTACCTTCGCCGTCGGCCTCGCCGTCTCCCTTGCTGTGACAGGTCTGACTTACCTGCTCTTCCCTCCCGCAAAACCGCATATCCAGGCCCCGGATGAGGCCACCTTCAGCTGGGAAGGGATTCGCACCGCGATTGGCCCTGGAGCAGTGGTGCCCGTGATCTATGGCCGGCATCGGGTCGGCGGGCAACTGCTCAGCGCGTCGGTGGATCAGGCCATGACCGTCGTCGATGTCGGGCAATCGCAGCGCAGCCTGACGGCCGTCGCGACTCCGCCGACGTTGACCATGCTTATTGCTCTCGGTGAAGGCCCGATTGACGCGACATTGCTCCCGGAGACCATCCAAATTAATGGGCAGCCGCTGGCCAATTTCCCTGGCGTAGTGCCGTCGTTTGCCCTGGGCACGTCCGATCAAGGCCCCCTGCCGGCCTTTGGGGAGACGCGCCAGACGTTTGCGGATGGGCGTGAGATTCCCACGAATGAGATCATCTATACGACCACAGTACCCGTGCAGGCGTTTATTCTGAATATCGTATTTAATGAAGGACTGTACCATTTTACAAGTGATGGCAACAAAGAAGACAATGCGGTCAGCGTCCGGTATTACTATCAACGCAATGCTGAGGGCTGGAATGGTCCCCTGGACTGGGATATCACGGCCGCCCGTACCAGTCCCGTACGGCTGGGTATTCGTCGGGAAGGCCTGCCCCTGGGGACGTATGACATTCGTCTGGCGCTGGTCGCTGTCAAGAACAATAATGAGCAACGCGACCGCTGGAAGCCCACCCTTGAGTCTGTGACCGAGATCCAACAGAACATCCAGACCTATCCCAATACCGCGTTGCTTGGCTTGCGCTCGGTCGCCACGAATGCCCTCCAGGGTGCCCTGCCCAACATTACCCTTGATGTGCGCGGACGTACAGTGCGTGTCGGATCATTCGCGTCCGGGCTGACCTGGTCGGATAATCCGGCCTGGTGCATGATGGATTTCCTCACGGATACGCGCTATGGCCTGGGGATTCCTGATGCTGAGATTGACCTGGGCGCGTTTGCCGCCTGGGCTGCCTATTGTGACCAGGTGATTGATGGGGAAACCCGCCATACGTTTAACTATGTGCTGGACCGTGACAGTCGTGCGCAATCGGCAGTACTGGAAATGCAGGGGGCGAGTCGGACACTGCTCTTTAAGAGTGAAGGGCTCTGGACTCCGCGTCCCACGCGCGACGATCCCCCTGTGCAATTGCTCTCCTGGGCCAATTGCAGTGATCTCAAGCTCACCTATACCCGCGATGTGGACCGCATCAATGTGATGGAGGCTCGCTACGCGAATCAGGACAATGAGTTTCAACAGGACGTCCTGACCTGGCCGACGATGGACAACTGGCCTGCTGATGTTCGGAAAGCCAGTCTGGAGATCCGTGGCGTAACCAAGGCCTCGCGCATTATGCGAGCGCTCCAATTTGAGCTGAACCGGCGCCGGTATGAAACCTTGACGCTCGAATGTACCTGCGCCCTCGATGCGCTGGTCTTACAACCCCATGATCTCTTGCGCTTCGCGCATCCCCTCCCCGGCTGGGGCGTGTCAGGCCGCGTCCAGGCCGGCAGCACCATGACGATGCTCACCCTGGATGAGACGGTCACCTTTGTCGGTGCACAGTCCTATCTCGTGTATGTGCGCCATGAGAACGACGTAGTGGAGATGCGTCCGGTCATCTACTTTGGCGATGGCCCGGCCACCACGCTGGCGCTGGCAACCCCCCTCGGCCAGACCCCCGCGCCCAGGACCAGTCTCTGGGCCTTTGGCGCCGTAGTCGGTGTCGCGGATAGCGCTGTCAAAGTCTTTCGCGTCGTCAACCTGAAACGCTCGAGTGCGACGACGCTCACTTTGCAGGCCGTCATTCATAATCCCTCCATCTATGATGAGCCGAATGCCTCGCCACTCCCAGTAACAACAGTGCTATTTAATCCGCTCGGGCCGCCTCCGGCTATCACCTCGCTCATTCTCACGGAAGTCACGCGCATTCAGCCAAGTGGTGCCTCCTTGCATGTGGTCAACATTTCCTGGGATGTAGCCGCGCTGACTGCTGGCTTTGCCCCCTATGGCGGCGCGATGGTGTTTCGGCGGACGGTCCTGAGTGGGGATCTGGCAGGGATTGCTGCCGCCGGCATCGCCCAGGCGGGTGTCTCCCAGCAGGATAGCAATCTGAACTATGCGCCCCTCTTTCAGGTGACCGGGCATATCCTTGATTTTGATGATTATACGGTCACCTCTCATGTAACCTATGTTTACCGGGTGGTGCCTATCTCCCAACGGGGTGTCCCGAATGAACTCGGCGCCCGGGAAGCCCTCATCCATGTCTCCGGAGCCACGACGCCGGATTTTTTCCCATCGACAGTCCTCAATCTGCGCTTGCGGGGACAACGTGTTGGCGAGACAGAATTTGAGGGCAGAGATATTCATATCGAGTGGGATCCCGTCGCCAATAGTCCCCTCTTTTCGGCAACGTTTTTTGTCCAAGATTATATCGTTGAAGTCTGGATGCCTGGGCAACTGAGCCTGCTACGCCGCACGACGGTCTCCACCGGACCTCCAGGGCAAAGCGTGCAATGGACGTATACCCTAGAGCAAAACGCTGAGGATCATGTGCGGCAGGGGCAATCAGGTGCCCAGCGCACCATCCAATTTCTCGTGTATGCGCGCACGAATACCGGGCGGATATCCCTGGATCCAGTAACGATCACTGTGACGAACCCTCCGCCGGACATGACAGACCTTATCCCGGAAGTGAAAGCGCTCTTTCAGGCGGCGCTGATCGACTATAATCAATTTTTTGAGCCACGTGATTTTGATCATTATGAAGTCCACCTGGATACGGTGAATCCGCCGCTTGCCATCTATCAGGATGTGAGCATTCGATTCCAAAAACTTTTCCCTGGCAATCTCCTTGCCGATGTGACCTACTACGTCTACATTCTGCCCTATGATACGTTTGGCCCAGGCCTCCGCAGCCAGATTGCCAGCTTTACACCCGTCTCAATCAATGCCGATAGTCTGGATACCATTCCTCCCGCCTTGCCCATCGGACTGAGCCTGAGTACCGGCACCACCGTCAGCGCTGATGGGACGATCATTCCCTGGGTACAGGCGAACTGGACGGCCAATACCGAAAGTGACCTGGCCGGTTATGAGGTCCATTTTCGCGTCGATCCGAGTCTCACCCCGACCGTGTTCAGCGTGGACAAAAGTCAGACGTCGGTCCGGTTGGAATCTGTCCCTGGGAATGTGACGATCTTCTGTCGGATCCTAGCCTTTGACCGGTTCCATAATGTCTCGCCGTTTACGATGGAAGTCTCGACTACGACCGGGACTGATACGGTCGCGCCAGGAACGCCGACGAATCTCACGGCCTTTGGGAGTTTTCGGGCGATCGCCCTGCTCTGGACCCCGCCACCTGACCGCGATTATGTCGCAGTCGAAATCTGGGCCTCGCTGATCAATAACCGCACGACCGCGAATAAAGTTGGGGAAGCACGGGAATCCCTCGTGCATGAGGGCCTGCTCACCGGGCAGACCTGGTATTACTGGTTTCGTGCCAAAGATAGTTCCGAGAATCTCAGCACCTTTGTGCCAGCGGATACGGCAGGTCTGAGTGCGACGAGTGCCCAGGCGGTGACCAATGACCTGGGCGATCAGATTGTGACGGCAGCCAAGGTGACTACGGGAGAACTGATTACCCAGGGCGCCCAGATTCGTGATGCCATTATTACCAATGCGCATGTCAGTAGCCTTTCGGCAGGCAAAATCACGGCGGGAACGATCCAAGCGCTCGTCAATCTCGGCGTGGCCACGCAAATTTTTCTTGATGGTCCGAATCAACAAATCTTTATCATTGACCAGGTTGGGGGCACGCGCGTCCAACTCGGCAAACTTGGCGCGCTCTCCACGGATTGGGGGATGCGCATTTTTAATGCCGCCGGCCAGCTCATGTGGAATTTCACGGATGGGGCCCAGACCCTCGGCATTGCCGATAACAGCATTACGGCACAAAAGATCACTGCGGCCACCATTGCATCCCAACACCTACGCACCGATACGGCGGTCATCACCACGTCGGCCCAAATCGCCAATGCGCTGATTACCGATGCGCATGTGAGCAACCTGAGCGCCAACAAAATCATCGCAGGAACCATCCAGGCCGACATCAGCATTGGGGTGGGGCCGCAGTTGCGGTTGCAGGGTGTACAGCAAAATATCGCAGTGTTGGATGGAAGTAATGCGCTGCGGGTGCTTATGGGGAATCTGACGCAAGCGGGGTTTCCTGACTATGGACTCCTCATCTATAACGCAGCCGGGCAACTGATGTGGCGATTCGATAGTGGCGTCCAGACGGCCGGGATTGCGCCGGCGGCCGTCACGACCCCGTCCGTGGCGGTCAATGCGGTCACGGAAGTCATTCGTGTGACAAGCAATCCCGGAAGTACCACTAATACCGAGGTGACGCATGCGGCCATCTTGTTTCCCTCCCTGGAGGCAGGCGATCAGCTCTGGTTCGTGTTTAAGGGCTTGGGACAGCTCAGTGTGACGACGGATCGCATGCAGATTATGCTCAAAGAAGATTCCCAACTGGGGCCAATCTGGGACATTACGATCTTCGGGGGCGTCCTGGAAGGCAGTATTATGCTGCAAATGGTCTATAACGTCCCAACGAACATGACGAATAAACTGTTTGTGGTGAGTTACTTCGGCACCGCGAGTACCAATGAGGTGACGCTGAATAATTCGACGTTCGTCGGCATGCGACGCAGGCGTTGACCATGGCACAGTTGCTTCAATACCTTCTCAGTACCGGGCAGATTCGTTCGCTCTATGAATCGAATAATCAGGCCCTCATTGAGGCCCAGATCGTCGAGGATGACCCCATGTATGGCTATCTCATGCCCCCATGGGATATCGAGAACCAGCGGCAACAGGCGTATGAGGTGCTTGCAGGGGTCCTCACGGCGAAAACGTTGCTCACGATTACCACCGTTCCTTCGTCCTTTATTGCCGATGGTCTGGCCGAATGCGCCATTACCGTTGCGCCGTTCGTTGAATGTACGCTGTTGGTCAATGGCACTCCCACGGTCTTGACGACAGGAGATCCGACCCTGCTGCTGACGTCGGAGGTGGCGCAACGGTTTCAGGTCCGCTTGGTGACGATGCCGGGCTATGTGGCCGCAGATGTCATCATCTGGGCCGTCGATGCTGCTGAGACGATCCTCTCTTCGACCGGAAGCGTGGCCGTGCTTGGAACCGGTGCACTCACGCTCGCATCGGCCCAAATGAGTAGTACGGGGCAGGTCGGTATCCAGGGGAGTCTCACGGCGACCCTTGTGGATGCGAGCATGAGCGCCACCACGACGCTGACGACCATGCTGACCACCGCCCTGACGACGGAGGATGCCCATCTGACGAGTGCGGGCACCCTGGCGCTCCAGGCCACAAGCAGTCTCACGACGGCTGCGGTGCTGGTCAGCAGCATCGGCAGTATGGCGATACAAGGGAATCTAAACGCTCTCCTCCAGGCCCAGACGCTGGAGAGTATGGGAGTTCTCCCCATCCAGGCCACCGCCGCCCTCGTGGGTGCGCCGGCGCTCCTGACCGCGCAGGGGACGCTTTCCATCGTAGGCAGTGCAAGCTTGTTACTCGATGCCGTGATCCTGGAGAGCAGTGGCTCCCCACCCCGCTCTGGTGATCTGAGTGTCATGCTAGAGGAAATAATTCTGATGAGTGAAGGAGCCGCTTGACATGCCACGCCTGGATCACCGCGTCACCCTTGATACCACCGTCTCCTATGAGACCCAGATGGTGCTTACCTTGCTCGTTCAGCAACTGAACGTTTTGCGGCAAGCCCTGACCTTGCCGCGCCTGGATGCTCAGGATGTGCGACGCGCCATCCGCGAATATCTCAGGACCCACCCCCGGCCTGGCGCTGGGCAAGGAGGCTAACGTGTCGCAGCTCGGGAGTGGCAATAATTCCAGTTATTCACTGGCCATCGATTCCCGCCAGACGTTTGTCAATGCGGATGGCGCGGGACCTGATTCCGCTTCGCGCATTGACATGGAAGTGATGAACGATATCCTTGATGCCCTTATCAAAATAGAGACCGCGTTAGGGGCGAACCCCCAGGGCGTCTATGGCAGTGTCGCGGCCCGCTTGCAACAGTTTCTCCCGGGCGGCAGTACGGCGGCAGGCGTCATTTCCTTTAGTAATACCACGGCCGTAAGTATCCCTGGCACCTTATCCAATCTGGGTTCCCCTGCCGTCCTGTTTCAGGTCTACGATGCCCAGATTCCTGCCGCCGCGCTCTCGACGGAAATGGTACTGGTCACGATTGATCAGGCTACCTATACCCTCGCGGCAAGTTTTGGCCAGACCCAGAGCGGTATCGTCGTCCTCAATGCGAGTCCGCCATTGTATGTCACGACCTTTACCGGCGTCATTCTCTTCGACATTCCAGGCGCCGTCCACCAGCTGGGGACGAAGAATCTCCTCTTCCAAATCTATGACGCTGCAACGCCCGCCGCCGCAATCGAGCCGGAATCCCTGACGGTCGATTCCGGCAATTTTGACGTGCGATTGACGTTCGGCCAGCCGCAAACAGGGACCATCATCCTTGCCTCGCCCGGCCCGCAGTATGTGCATACCCTGCCCGGCACGACCACCGTCAACATTCCCGGCACGACGCACAACCTCGCCACCAAAGCCTTGCTCTTCCAGGTCTATGACAATACCTCGCCGCTGGCGGCGGCCCTCGCTCCTGAATCGTTGACGGTTCATCCCACGACCTTTGATGTCGTGGTCACGTTCGGGCAGGCGCAATTAGGAACCTTGGTGCTGTGCACTGCGCCAGCGATCACGGGTAATGACTTTACGATCCAGGACGGGGGTGTCGTCGATAGCACGGCGGTACGGGTGCGGAGTGGCACGGGGAATCTCTATCTTCAGCCAGGCTCAGGGCACCACGTCCTTATTCAGGAGCGCACCGGGGCCGTCACACGGGTGGATATTGATACGAACACTGGACGCGTGGGCCTCGGCGTTACCCCCTCGACGCATCAGCTCGATCTGTCCACTGATCTCGCGCGTAAGCTCGCCACCAGTACCTGGGCAACGCTTTCGGATGGGCGTTTGAAGGAGGTCCTGCGACCCTATCAGGATGGCCTGGCTCTCATTCTGCAGATCCAGCCCCAATGGTTTTGCTACAACGGCAAAGGGGGGATACCCGTTGACCGACAGGAATATGTCGGGGTGATTGCCCAGGACGTGCAGCCGGTCGCGCCGTATATGATCGGAAGTCATAAAGGAAAGCTCACACCTGAGGAGACTGACATAGATATCTTAGATTATAACGGCCATGCGATGATCTATGCACTCGTGAACGCCGTGAAAGAACTAGCAGGGGAAGTTGGCACGCTCAAAGCCCAGGTCCAGGCCTTGCAGGTGCGTAGCCCTTGATCATAGGCGTGTCTCTTGCTTCTCGTATGTTAGGGTATTCTCTGTTATGCTTTCTACAATCTTCTGGTATCCCCCACCCGCTGCTGTAGTAGGGTGATGAGCCGGCGCACTCCACGATCTCATGATGAGATTCTCTCATGCAGGCGCGGCTCTCCCCGTGGCACACAACGCTGTTTCTGTGGCTCCTTGCCTCATCGTTGGCCTATGGACAAGGGCAACTCATCAATGGGAACCGGACGATCGCCGGGGCGTTTAATTTTTGTACCGCCGGGGGTACGGCGAACGCTCTCACCTGCACATTGAATCCAGCCATTACCCAATATCGGCCCGGTACCTGCTTCCTCGTCCATGTCACCGCCACTAATACGGCCTCTGCCACGCTGAACGTCAATGGTCTCGGCGCCACAACCCTGAAGAAAGCGGTCCTGGGCATCCAGACGAACCTTGCCGCCAATGACCTGGGCATCGACCAGTTGCTGGAGGCGTGTTATGACGGCGTCAACATGCAGGCCCAGTCCCTCGGTGGTGGCTCGGGAAGTGGCAGTGGCACGGTAGCGAGTGGAGGAGCCGCTACGCTTGCCGCCTACCTCAGTGCTGGGACGACCGTGAGTCCAACCACGGCCCTCACCGTCAACGCGACCGATGTCCTCACCATCAAGCCGCAATTTACTCCCGTGTCCGGCAATACGAGCCTCAGCGCACATTACGTCATTCCCTGCACGGCGGGGGCCACAGACAAAACGTTGACGTTACCCCCAGCGGCCACTACGACCGCTGGTCTCTACCGAGTCGTCAAAGTGGATACCGGGGCCGGCCAATGCGTGGCGCAGCCCGCGACGGGGGAACGGCTCAACGGCACGATCAATGGGACGCTGGCGGCCGTGCTCGTCAATGATGAGCTTGAGATCACCCTCCTCAATACGGGAACGCCGAACTGGCATGCCGCGCGGCGGCGGCTGCTCGTCGATCTGGGGACGGATGTCACGGGCAATCTTCCGGTGAGTCGCCTCAACAGTGGCACGAATGCGTCAGCCTCCACCGTATGGTGCGGCAACGGGACCTGGTGTACACCTACTGGCGGAGGGAATGTTTCGAATGTTCCCACCCCGACGAGTGGTCAGCTGGCCCTCTGGACAAGCGCGACGACGATTCAGGGCGTCACGACCCTCCCAGCGACGAATTTCCCAGCGATCATCGGAGATGTTACCACCTCTGCCGGTAGTCTTGCCGCGACGATTGCCAATAATGCCGTGACTCTGGCCAAGATGGCCGATCTCACGAGCCCGACGTTCTTAGGACGCAATACGGGAGGGACGGGCGACCCGGAAGCCCTCACTCCGACAACCGCTTTGACGATGCTCGGCGGTACAACGGGGACCGGCGCCTTAGTACGGCAAGTCTCCCCAGACCTTACCACGCCGGCAATTGCCAGCTTTGTGAATGCGGGGCATACGCATACAAATGCCGCCGGAGGTGGGACGCTCGCGGAAGCGGCCTTGGCGCTCACGGACGTTACGACGAATAATGCCTCCACCTCTGCGCATGGATTTATGCCCAAAGGCACGGGCTCCACCACAACGTTTTATCGTTCTGACGGTACGCAGGCCACGCCGTCAGGTGGGGGCAACGTCAGTAACAGTGGCACGCCGACCAGTGGCCAGCTGGCCCTCTGGACGGGTTCCACGACCATCCAAGGGCTCACGGCCCTTCCCGCGGCGAACTTCCCTGCGCTGACGGGTGATGTGACGACCACGGCCGGTAGTCTCGCGACCACGATTCCGGCGGCCACGGTCACACTGGCGAAGATGGCGAATCTGGCCACCGCCACCTTCCTCGGGCGCAACACGGCAGGCACCGGCGTGCCGGAAGCCCTGAGTATTGCGACCGCGCAAACCATGCTCGCCGTAGCCCCACTGAGCGCCACCTATGTCACCACGACTAGCAATGCAACCCTTAGCAACGAAGTCGTCATCGCCACCATCGCCAAGGCGTATGTGCAACTCCCGGTCGGGGCTGCCAAGCTCCCTACGACCAACCCCGGCGTCATCGACAATAGCGAGAACAATACGCGGATTCTCTTTGATGACACGACTCAGGAATGTGTCTGGTGGCAATTCGTCATGCCCCCCGACTATGGCACGAGTCCACAGGTGCGCGTCCTTTATTCGATGCTCAGTGCGTCGTCTGGCGGCGTATCGGTGGACATCTCCGTCATGGCAGTCACCCCAGGCGATAGCGCGGATATCAACACCGATTCCTACGCGACGGTGAATAATTGTGACGATGCCGCCGTACCAGGGACCGTAGGTTTCCTGGGCCAGATTGTGTGTCCGCTCACGAATAATGACTCGATGTCAGCAGGAGATTTGACCAAAATCAAGCTCTGCCGGGCACCGGCGGATAGTGCTGATACGTCCACCGGGGACCTTGAGATAGTTGGAGTTATGCTAGAGTTTACCAAGCAGTAACAGGATAAAATGTTATGAAAAGAACCTGTGGTGTGTTCCTCAGTCTCTTGCTCCTCGCCACGTCGATTCACGCGGCGATTCTCTGCGACGGCGTGGATGACGATGGTTTTGATGGGCCGACCAGTGATGCGCTGACGGCGTCGGCGGCCACGATCACCCTGTGGGCGAAACCCACCGGTTCCTCCCCCTCGGTAGGCAGCGCGTCTCTGGGACAAGGCCTCGCCGGGGAGTACGAGGGGAATGTGGGCCTCTTCCGAGCCACGGTGGCCGGGCAGGACCTCTTTTGGGCGGTCAATAATGATGGGGCGTCTGCTGAGGTGGGCGGGACGTATACGGTTGATACCTGGACCCATCTCGCCCTGGTTCATGGGGCTGGCATACTGGAACTCTATGTCAACGGTGTGTCTGCAGGGAGTACGGCGAGTGGTGATACGAGTAATATCGCGTTTGATATGACCCTATGTAAAACCAATATCGTCAGTGGGCTGACCTTTAATGGGCTGCTGGAGGATGTCCGTGTCTTTCCCACGGCGCTGTCGGCCACTGACATTCTCGCGCTCGCGTCGAGCCGGCTCCGCTACGGCCACCTCCACAATGGCACGATGTACTGGGTGCTTGATGACTGTGCGGATGGGACCTCGGCGGATGGGTATGCCTTTCTGCAGCGCTCAGGGACCCTGACCGGAAACACGATGCTTATGGCGGCTGAAGCGAATACCACAGGGGTCACCTGTCGTGCCAGTGAGCTCCTGTCCTCTCCCTGGGGAGCGAATTAGCGATGCGTCTGGGGCTTGTCCTTTTCCTCCTGGTCCTGCTTCCTGTGGTTGCGTGGGGTCATGACGTCGTCTGTGGAAATACGACCCGCTTGACGCGGTATCTTCCCTCCGTTGACCCGACCACCGTGACGGATGGCACGTGTAGTGTCATTCCCGAAGGCGACACGCCGGCTCAGCGGACCCTCCTCCAGACGGTGGCACGTCGCTACCTCAAAGTCGTGGCGGGATTGGCAACGGAAATGACGCAGGGAGAAAAAGACGCGGTCGATGCGGCGCTCGCTGCTGCGGCTGCCGCTGTGCAGGCCTATCTGGATGAATTAGCGGCGAGCGAGGTATGCAGTGTGGCCAATTTGGCGGCCGTTGGGACAGCGCTGGACACACGCCACGATGCGCTGGCAACGCAAATTGATGGGATCGGGACGCTCAATCTGACGACCTTTAAAGCTGCCCTGCATGGGATCAATGATGAATTGACGACAGTCCAGAAAAAGGTGGCCCGGTGTCTCTTTGCCCTGCGGAGGCTCGTAAGGCCATGACGAGACGTCAACTGCGCCGAGGGAGACGATGTAGTGGCTGGAGTTTCATGCTCCTCCTCCTCACGGCACTCTCGGTGCATGCCCAGGGTCAGCTGATCAACGGGAATCGCACGATCGCCGGGGCTTTCAATTATTGTCTCGCCGGGGGCACGGCGAATACCCTCACCTGCACCCTCAATCCCTCGATCACGACGTACCGCCCCGGCACCTGCTTCCTGATCAAAGCGGCCTCCGCCAATACCGGAGCGGCGACGCTTAACGTGAATGGACTCGGCGCGAAGGCTATCAAGAAAGCCATGGCCGGCGTGCAAACGGACTTGGCCGCCAATGACCTCGGCATCGGGCAATTGCTGGAAGCCTGCTATGACGGCACAAACATGCAGGCCCAATCGCTCGGCAGCGCGGGAGGCGGCAGCGGGAGCGGGGTTGTGAGTAGTGGTACTACCGCGGCCCTGGCGGCCTACCTGGCAGCTGGAACGACGGTGGCACCCTCGACGGCTCTGACCATCAATGCCACGGCGATTCTGTCGGCCAATCCCAATGTCAGTGCGCTGGCCAGTAATACGACGCTGGGCGCCCATAACGTGGTAGCGTGTACAAGTGGGGCTAGCACCGTCTCGCTCACGCTCCCCGGCGCCGCAGCAAGCACGGTTGGCACCTACCGCGTGATCAAAGTCGATGCGGGCACGGGGCAATGCGTCGTGCAACCGGCCACTGGTGAGCGGCTGAATGCGACCGTAGATGCCACCAGAGCAGTCTCCCTGCTCAATGATGAACTGGAAATTACGCTCGCGAGTCGCACGACCCCAAACTGGCATGTGGCCATCCGAAGAAGCCTCTGGGATCTCGGCACAGATGTCACGGGGAATCTGGCCATCAGCCGCCTCAACAACGGCACGAACGCCAGTGCTTCCACGGTATGGTGCGGAAATGGGACCTGGTGTACGCCGGCAGGCGGGGGGAATCTCTCCAATACCGGGACACCTGTGGCCGGACAGACCGCAGAGTTCGCCAGCCAGACCACGCTTCAAGGCGTGGCCACGACTGGTACGGGAAACTACGTCAAGCAGACGTCCCCGACCCTCATCGCCCCGGTAGTGGCGGGGGTCTGGAATGTGGACAGCAACGGCCGTCTCGGTCTCGGGGTGACCGCAAATACGCTCCTGCATCTCCTGGGACCAAGTGCGGAAATCCGGCAAGCGGGCAGTGCGACCAACCAGACGCTCAGTCATACACTGTACGATAACAATAGTACGGCGAAAGGGTCCTTGAGCTATCAGGGCGGCGATGGCGCAGGCTCCCGGTATATCTCGCTCCTGAGCGTCGGGGCCGACGGGGTCGACCTGCGGGCCTTCAACGATGTCCCGGTGTTCCTACGGACCAATAATCTGGAGCGGGGCCGGGTGACCAGCAGTGCGTTTACCATAGGCTTTAATGGGGTGACCAACCCGGCCTTTCGTGTCAACTATAGCGCTGGGAGTGTCGATACTGGACTTGATGTCACGGGGCAGGCGACCGGGAATCCGACGGTGCTGACGGCGATCGGGAGCGCTGCTGACGTAGGTGTCGATCTGAATGCCAAGGGGAGTGGGAATCTCCGGCTGCAGACCGTCAGTACCGGTGGCGTGCTCTTCGGAGGTGCCGCGCCCCGCACTGTGGGTATGGAACGGAATACCACGAGCAATACGGCCGGGCAGCCCTGGACGGCCCCTGGCGGCTCAGCGACAAGTGGGTCCACGAATAAAGATGCGGGCGGGATCATCTTCCAGACGGGGCTCTCCACAGGGACGGGGCGGGGCGTACTGCGCTTCCAGGGCACGACCACCGCAGGTAGTACTGGGACGAGTGATAATGTGCATGTCGATAAAATGATTCTTGGGGGCTACAAGACCCTGGCCAATAACGTGACCACAACGGTGGCAAATTTGACGGTGGCGAGCAATACCGGGGCGAGTATCATGCTCGCCTATGGGGCACATGTATTTAATGGCACCGATGTCCAGCTCGAAGAAGGATGGGTGGTCTGTCATGCCATCAACAAAGCGTCGGTAATTGCGACCGAGACCGCCCGGTGTTCCCAGGTAGGAAATATCAAAGATTCCTCCTTGGCGACGGCGACGCTTGTTGTCACGTTTACGGTAACTACCGCTGGAGATATTCAAGTGAATGTTAATTCGTCCCTGAACTCGATCTCAACAGGCTATCCTAAGTTACAGCTTACAACGCTGATGAACACAGGATCGCAAGCGGTGGTGCTGCCATGATGCTCCTGTTGCTCCTCTGGCTCCTCCTCCCCAGCCTGAGCCACGCCGTCTCCCTGACCATTGGACCGGGGGATAACATGACGGCATCCATCAATCAGCTCATCCCCGGAGATACGCTCACCCTGACTAATGGTACCTATGCGCCGATCTTGATTGATTGTAATGGCGCCCCGAACAACGGCACCAGCACCCAGCCGATTACCATTCGTGCGCAGAATGAGCGGCAAGCGCATCTGCAAAGTGACGGCTCTCAAGGCGCCTTAGTCATCTATGGTTGCTCCTACTGGGTATTTCAGGGGCTCTATGCGACGAGCGCTGATTATGCAGGTGGCGGGAGTTCATGGCAATCGGTCGTTGAAGTCACCGGTGGAAGCCATCTCACCTTTCGCCGATTACTGCTTGCCTACACGAATAGGAACCAGAATGTCCATCTCCTGTCTCTCACGGATGTTGATTATTCGTTGCTGGAAGAAAATGAAGGCTACTTTGCCCATCGTCATGGGATTATGTTGTTTTCAGGCTCGCCTGGGTACTCCCCCACGGGCAATACGCTGCGCCGCAATTATTTTCATTCACGAGATTACCCTGGGGATTCTGCCGATCCCTTCCGAGGCGATACCGGCTTTTCGTGCTATCCCTGTAATACCACTATCGTTGAAAACAACATTTTTGAAGACTGGAACACCGGGATGGATCTGCAAGCGAAAACCAGTGCCATTGGGAATCAGTATTACGGGAATATTACGCTCAACAATCCCAAGGGTGTCGTCTTCAATGTGCGTATCGATTATGGCAACAGTCTGGATAGTATGCCACAGAATACCCAATTGACGAATCATCTCTCGATCGGCGATTACGAGATTGGCGGCTATTTCCGAGGCAATAAAAATACACATTGCGACAATTGCACATTTATTGATGGCACGGGAACGGGTTTTGCGGCTGATGTCGAATCGGGCTATACGGGCGACGGAGCCGCGACGATATATGGGAAAAATATTCTTATAATGAATAAGACCATAGGCTTTGAAATCTCTGGTCAGTCTGATTGGTCTTTTGATCATATTATAATCTTTGGCAACGGGACGCCTGCCTCGCCTGCACTGACCGATTCGCATTATACGAACATACTGACTTCAGACCCGAATCTTGGCACGTGCAAAGTGTTTATTCCCACGGGCAGTCCGGCCAAAGGGGCTGGACAGAACGGCGCTGACATCGGTGCCAACATCCTCTATCGCTACCAGGACGGCGTCCTCACCAGTCAGCCGCTCTGGGATCCCACGACGAGTCAGTTTCCCTGCGGCGCTATTGTCGCAGGCGTCAATGACAGCGCGGGGGACTCGTGTTTTGACGTGCGTGTGCGGCTCAACGTCAACGCCAACGGCTGCACCCTGCCCTCCGCCGGACCCACGCCCTCCCAGCTGGTCTTCAGTGTGCAACCCCAAACCACCCCCGTGGGACAGACGCTGCCGGCTATCCAGGTGCAGCTCCAGGATAGTAGCGGGAATCTCATCAGTAGTGCCACGAACGTCGTCATGATCGCCCTCACGCCGGCCACCGCCATCGTTCCCTTTGGGAGCACGTCGGTCGTCTTCGTCGATAGCCAGAATACGGGATATGATGGCCCTCGGGCTGTCGACAATAATCCCGCGACGTTTTGGCATACCGATTTCTCTGTTTCATCCCCGCCGCCCCCGCATGAAATTCAGGTGAATCTTGGGGCTGACTATGCGCTGACCGGGATGACCTATCTGCCGCGACCCAGTGCTGGTGGCGACAACGGCAATATTGGCCAGTATGAGGTATATACCTCACTGAATGGGAGTACGTGGGGAACGGCAGCGGCGACAGGGACCTGGCCGAATGACTTTACCGAGAAAACGGTCACATTCTCTGAGCGGCAAGGGCACTATCTGCGGCTTCGGGCACTCACCGCGGCCAATGCAGGGCCGTATACGGCGGCAGCAGAACTCCGGGCCCTCTATACGACAGGGATGGGCACGGGCACCCTGGCAGGGACAGTGAGCCGTGGGGCCGTCGGCGGTATCGCGACGTTCAACGATCTGTCGATTAATGCCGGAGGGACCTATACGCTTATGGCGACCGTGTCGGGCCTTCCGAGCACCACTAGTACCGTGTTTCAGCAGACCGTGGGACCGACCCATCTGCGCTTCACCGCCCAGCCACAAACCGTGCTGGTGGGACAAACGCTGCCGCCCATCACTGTGCAGTTCGAAGATGGAGCGAATAATCTCTTTGCAACGACGCAGACCATTACCGTAGCCCTGGGAGCCAATCCCGGGGGGAGTACTCTGAATGGGACCCTCACGCAGGCGGCCGTTGGGGGGATTGCAACCTTTAGTGATCTGGCGCTCACGGCCGCGGCATCAAGCTATACGCTTGTGGCCAGCGCCACCGGTATGACGAGTGATACGAGCAGCCTTTTCGGGATTCTGGGGACTCCGGCGGTGTCGTCAGAATGGGCGGCCCGTGGCACAGCGCCCTTACGCTGTGCAACGGTGGGCGGGGATACCAACGCCAGCACCGTTGGGGCAGGGACGGATTTCATTCACAACCTGGCCTGCACCTTACCCGCGAATAGCTTACAGAATGGTGCCCAGCTCAAAACCTGTGTCCTCGCCCAGATGACTACTGAAACGCCGCCCCAGGCCTTTTTCTTCAAGCTCCGGGCAGAGGGGATAACCCTTGCGGCGCCCGCCAACAGTGCGACGCCGGAGCCTGGCCTGACGAATCGCACGTCCTGGCTCTGCTGGCTCACCACCATCGCTGGATCACCTGGGGCGAGCGTCCCCACCTATTCCGCCTCACTCACCCCGTTGAGCGGAACGATGGCGAGTGGCACCAAGAATAATGGGATGTTGCAGCCGGTGAATGTGGCGACGAATGCAGCAACCAACTGGACGCTGGCCAGTACGTGGGTCGCGGCAGGTTCAGGTCAAAACCTCCTCACGCCCTTAGCCCTGACGATGGAGGTCCTCCGGCCATGAGACGTTGGTTTCTTGGGCTCCTCTGTATGGTATGTTTCCCGTGGGGTGCTCGTGCAGCGTCTCCGAGCGAATGGATCGCGAAGGGCCAGGGATGGTACAAATGCTCCCAGACAGGAGGCACCACGAATGTTGCCACCGCTACCTTTGGGACCGATTTTGCTCACTCACTCGTTTGCACAATCGATGCCAATTTCCTCACCGCGAATAGTGTACTTCAGGCCTGCGCCACGGTCAGCGTCACGACCGGCGCGACGGCACCGACCCTCCTTATGAAACTGAAGGCGGGGGCCGCAGGGACCACGACGCTGGTTGCCCCAGGCACCGCGAGTGCACCCGCGACGAATCTCACTGGCATGAGTTCCACCTTGTGTTTTCAGACGATCATTGCTGCCGCACCGGGGGCAAGCGTCAATACCTATTCCGGACCACTAAGTTATCTCACGGCGGTGGGCTTTGATGGGGACAATAATGTCACACCACAGCCCGTGGCGTTAGCCACGAATGGAAGTTTAGCTTGGACCTTTACGTCCAATTGGGGGAGCAATATTGCCGGGGCCTCTTTAGTGCTACGAGCCTTGAGCGTGGATATCTTTAAGCCATGATACACATACGATGAAAAATCTCACATACATGCTTCTGCTCCCGTTGACCCTGAAAGTGCTTGTCATCGTTGGCCCACTCTTTTATGCCGACAATGACGCGATCCATACGCCGAATCCGTCCGGGACACAGGTGTGTGCGCCATTAATTCTGAAACCCTGGACACTGGATATGCGCGCGGTGGTGGAATGTGGCGCGCGCACCGCGTTGACCGGGCCCAACATTTGTCCCGCGATCAAAAATCTCATCATCATGCGGGCGTTCGCCGAATATGGCGTGACCATCGTCAGTGACGATATTGAGGCGCAGGGATGTCCACAATAAGTCCAATGATCATCAGATGGGCAGGCCTGCTGATGGTGAATCTACTCGGTGTCATCCCCCTGGCTACGGCCCGGCCCGCCCTCCTCGCGTGGGACTATGTGCCGGCGGCCCCTCCCAGCCATACCGGGTTTGTGCTGCGCGGCTGCCAGCAGGAAGGCCCGAGCTGTGTTATGCGGGATGTGCAGCAGCTCGGGCCCCAGCGGCGGCAGACACGGGTGCGGGTGCCTCAGCAAAAAGTGCGGTGTTTTGAAGTGATAGTCCTGGATAAGCCAGCGCGTTCAGAGTCCTCTAATCGTATCTGTCTGCACTGAAGGAGTCGCTATGGTATTCTTCATGCTCGGACTGGTCATGCTTCTGGGTTGTTGGATCATGCCGGTGCATGCCCAGACGGCCACATTCAGTATGGCGTGGGATTATGGCGTGGCCCCGATCGAGGGATGGTATGTCCTGCGCTGCACGGTCCCCGCAGGGAGTATGACGTGCGCGCCGCTGACCGATCTCCCAGGCATGCCCTTGGCGGCAAATATCAGGGCCTATATTGATCGCACGGCGCTCCAGGGAGAAACCGAATGTTGGGGCGTCCAGCCGAAGGGCCTCGATGGGCAAGGCCGGGGCGATCTCAGTAACGTGATCTGTAAACGTATCCTATTGACCAAGCCGCCCCCCGCGACGAATCTACGGGAGGTGACTGCGCCGCTGACGTTGAAGCGGAAGACCACATTCAGGAGGCCGGCTCCTTGAGCGAATCTTCTCAGCAAGAGCCGATCACGTCCTCACCGAGTTTCACCCCCAGAGACCGGTCATTCGTGGCGCTCTGGCTGATGTGCTGCGTGTTTATCATCGTGGTCGTGATTGTCATGATTGTGCTGGACGGCAAAATTGACACCATCGGTGCGGAGCAAGCCCGACGCACCGGCGTCATGACCGAACTCAAAGCCTTTCGTGAGGAGATTGCGACGTTGCGCGGCAAACTCGAAGACCGCGCGGTGCTGCTCGAATCCATGAAGGGGCAACAACTGACGAACGTCCTCAATGTGAGCCTCCTGGAAAAGAAAGTGGACACCCTGAATGCCCGACTGAACGATCTGGTCTATGCCCAACGTCCGCTTGTGCGGCCCTCCTCGCCCCTGTCGAAGAAATAGAGGGTGCGATGGCTGATGATGCCAGTGAATTTGGCCGTCTGAGTCGGGAAGTCAACGCCACGGTCATCAATATGCAACGGGTCATGAGTGATCTGCAAGGCACGCTCCGTGAGATCGTCCATCTCCAAAATGATCTGACGGAATTACGCAAGATCCTCACGGCGCTGAATCAATTAATCCGTGAGGGAAATGGCAGCACCTTGCCGATCATCACGCGGGTCCTCCTGGTGGAACAACGCCTCGCGCTCCTCGAAGCTCATGAGACATTCAATATCCCGACGCTGCAAAAGATCGGCCCGATAGAGCAACGGTTGCTTCTGCTGGAGACCAGTCAGAAATCGGGCCGGGAGTGGTGGTTTCGGTTTCTCGGCAATCTGGCGGTCGGACTCGTCTTTGCGGTCGCCGGGGCCTTCCTCGCGCTCTGGGTCGGCAGTAGAGGAGGGCCGCTGAAATGAATGAGGAACTGCCATTCCAGGAGCCCACCGAACCTTTCGGTCCGGGCCTGATACAAGAAATAATCGATGTGATGCAGGATGGCATTGTTATTGTGGATGCGCTCGGACGCATCCTGGCAACCAATCTGGTGTTGGAGACGCTCGCCGGCTACGCCCGGGGCAGCCTCGTGGGGGAGCCCGTCGAAGTTTTGGTTCCTGAACGCTTACGGACCAAACATGTCTTGCTCCGCACGACCTATGAACGGACACCGCGTATCCACCGGCGCATGGGCATAGAAATCTTCGCCCGGCATGCCGATGGCCATGAGATTCCGGTGATCGCGGATCTGGCCCCGCTCCAGGATGGGGCGCGCCAGCTCACGATGGCCTTCATCCGGTTTCGCGAGACGCCAGCGCAGTTGCCTCCGCTGCTGCTGTGACTCCAGGAGTGCCTCGGAGGATTTGTTGGTATACTTTGGCAGGATCTGGTTACTTACTTATAAAAAAGGAATCTCTGGATGAAGACGTTTGCTGCAACCCTCTGCGCCCTTACCCTCGTGCTCGCCTCTACGGCCTTTGCCGCCCCGCCGCTGGTCCCACCGGGCCAGGCGAAACTCCCAGCCCCAGAGAATGTGGTCTGTCCCGTGGTGGGTACGGACGTCATAGTGGCCTGGGACCTGATCGCTGATGCGAACGCCTATCAGGTCGAGATGATTGGGATTCTCGCGGATGGGAGTATTATCGTCGACAGTGATTTTCTCCTGGCGCCCCCGGACGTGATTGTCCTGGATGATTTTGCTGCGCTGACGGTCCATGTGCGGGCGCTGCCGGCTCCCAAGCATGCCGGCGGCCCGTTGCAAGCTGGAGCCCCTAAAGGTATCTGGAGCGAACCGTGTGTCGTGGAGATTCCAGCGCCCGTGCTGCCGTAATGCTGCACTGGATCCTGATCACGGCCGTGGCGCTGCTCTGGACGGGCTGCGTCACGTCGCCCGACAGTGAGAAAATCTCGACGTATGCGAGCAGGCTCAACGAGCGCAATGTGCAATCGTGCCTTTCCTATCAGGGAAATATCGGTCCGTATGTGAGCATTCGCGGAATCACGGCGACTGGCGGGGTGGATCTCGCGACTTGTCTAGAGCAGAAGTGGTAAAGAAAGAGCGAGTTCGCTGGTATGCGGAGGGATTGTCGGCACGATGTATGGTACAATGAGCGCGGTGTCGAGATGCGCAAACACCTCAACACCGCTGACCAAAACAGTCCTCTAGGAAGGAAACTGTCTTGACTACCCACAAGTCTACCACATCCATGTTGATTCCATTTGCTCGGCGCCAAATAGGCACCGACACCGTGAACACCGTCAATGCCCGTGATCTCTATGCTTTTTTAGAAGTGAAACAGCGGTTTAATGATTGGATTACAAAGCGGATTGCCCAGTATGGGTTTGTGCAAGGTATTGATTTTACAAGATACTACGATTCTAGTAGCGCAAACCCAAACCCGCCAATTGAGTATTATCTCTCCTTCGAGATGTGTAAAGAACTCTCTATGGTGGAAAAGACTGCCAAGGGGAAAGAAGCACGCCTCTGGTTTCTCGAATGTGAGCGAGAAGTACTTGAACGACCATCCCATAAAGCACTTACAACCGCAGAAATGTTTCTTGCCCAAGCTCACATCAACGTGGAGTTTGAGCAACGGGCAAGCGCAATAGAGGCACGACAAGAGGAACAGGCCCTCCAAATTGCTGCGTTGGTTGAACGTCAACCGCCAGCGGATAAGTTTCGTATTGAAGACTGGTTACGACGCCACAGTAAGCCATTTCTGCCCAAGCCGGTCCTCGCCCATCTTCGGGCGACCTGCCGTGACATGGAAGACCCCGATATGTTCCGCCCTGAGAACTATGACTACCTCTGCCCCTACTACAGTCCCTATACCATTGCCGCTGCTTATGAGCAAGCAACACGGCAACTGAGTTTCTTCAGCCGGGAAGCATCTGTAGCCTATCGGAGGTAATGATGGCACGCAAGGATGAACCCAACGGATTGTTGTGTCAGTTGTCCTGGTGTGGGAAGGCGCTGGCGGGGACTGGTGCCTATGGGATAAAGGTGATGCAATCATGATGGCTCTCGCGTTAGGGAAGGCCCAAGAACTCTTCGTGGTACTCTCAGTGACCTTCATCCAATTCATCTTGGATCAAGGGTATCAATTACGGTACGGCGAGACTTTTCGTCCCCAGGAAATGCAGGATATATACTACCAGCGCGGCTCCACGAAGACGAAAAACAGTCAGCACACGAAAAAGCTCGCGATCGACTTATCGCTCTTTAAGGATGGAGTCTACCTGACTGCACCGAGCCACTATACGACGCTGGGCGTGTACTGGGAAGGACTAGACCCCCATTGTTACTGGGGAGGACGCATTCCAAAGCTCGTGGATGCAAATCATTTTGAACTACGGCAGTCGCCGCGCCCAGGCATCTAGGACTGTCAGGCGCAGTATCTGCGGAGTTGGGCGCGGTTGGTGGCGGGTAAGTATGTTTGATCCCCTAGTGCTAGAGGATCACGCCCCAAAAAATAATCTTCTATATTCCTGGGGAAAGCGATGCGCGAGCATCGTGCCTATGACTTTCAGACCTTCTAGCATCGCTTAACTCCTATCCTGCTCACATGCACATGGATCATCGTACCAGCACTGCCAGATCAGCATGTCTCTCCAGTGCTGCGTCTTGGAGGCGAGATAGCGCGCCCGGATGATGCCATAATATTCGACACAGGAGAGATCTTTATAGCGAGGGAGCCGTTCATACCATTGGCGCATCCTGCCACCCGCCACGTCAAACTCCTCTCTGACCTCTTGGGGAGGAAATCCTGTCCAGTGACAGATATCGCCAAGGCTTGCTGAGGAATAGGTCAGCGGCTGTGATAGATCAATACCTCCCTGCGCCTGTCCCCGTCCGACCAGCCCCAGCAGGAGGAGGAGACTGAGGCTGCACACACATAGACGAAGGACAGAGAGAGACGGCTGCATCCGACACTCCTTCAGGGAAACGGAAGTTCTCAGGGAAAGAGAGGGGAACACTATAGCACAAAGGGGGCTGCAAAAAATATGATCTTCGTTACGCGCTTTCACCGCTGCAAAACGCTCGTGTTACGGCGGTGCGTGTCAGGCACTCCGCCTCGGGCGTCCACACGGGGCACTGTGGAGTCCGGCGAGGCCCGCGGCCTGCCAGCGTCGCATCCACTTGTAAATATGGCGCCGCGTCATGCCCACCCTCACGGCAATCTGCGTCATCGGGACGCCTTGCCCGAGCAACAGAATAATCTGGCCCCGTCGTTGGAGGCCCGCCGGCATGGTCGTGGTGCGCTGCCAGGAGGTCAGGGTAGCGTGTTCTTCCGGAGTGATGACGATGAGCACTGTCGTGGGCTTGTCACGCATCATTTGTCCTTTCCAATGTCGGTGATGAGATGTTCGTGATCGTTCAGCATGGTGATGGCTTGGATGATCCTGGCGGCCTCCTGTGTATTGAGAGGGATAAGAATGATCTCTACACCATACTCTTTGGGCTTGCCATGGCGTTGACCATACCGCCAGAAGAGGTCTGGTTGCCGGTCTTGGCCGGTGCCATACGCACCCATGAGGTAGTCTGCTACCCCATCAACGACATGCTTTAATGAGGCGACCAGCCCATCATAGTCCAACGCCCGCGGGCTAATGCGTGTGAGTACGATTTTCAGAGGCCATGGCATGGGCTCATGGGGCAACAAGTGTTGGAGCCAATGAAACGTCGTACTTCGTTGCAGCTTCGCCCGCTTATGTTTGGTTGTCCAATGCTCCCGCTGAGACGTATTGAGTTCATTGACGGTCCGGAGATGATCGAGATAAATCGTGACCGGTTCTTCCCACCAGGACATCGGCTAAGCTCCTTGCCTTACGGGGAATTCCTGGACGCGGATCCCTGCTGGCCACTCAAGAGGATCCGCAGCTGCTTTACTTTTGAACCCATGTAATTCATAGGCTGAAGGATGGCTCCCTGTTGTATCGGTCCGGCTATAAATATGTGCGGGGAATCCTTCATGGGATCGCAAGTCTGTCATCCAAGGACGGGCGCCCAGCTGTTTGATGAAGCAGCTGATCCCCGCCGTATCACACTGGGCAATGATGTCCTCGATCCACGACAGGTCACACGGCCTGGCATGCGGCCCGCTCTCACCCCCGCAGATGATCTGATCGATGCGTGTCCTATGATCGATATGACCGACCGCTTCATCACAGTAATAGCCACAGGGACCGAGCGCTTCACCCCAGCGACCATGCGGGATGCCCTGGTGATCAAGGCGGAAATCAATCGCCTCCAGCAAGGGCTCTGCAGAGAGAAACCGGATGGCCGCCGGTGTTTGAAGTAGGAAGGGGATGCGCTCGTCAGCGGTCGCCTGGTTCTCGATGCTCGTACCAAGCCAGAGATTGTGGAGTGGTAAAGACAGCGCCGCCACAAACGCTTCCACCGGGACTGCGGCGGCTTTCCGGGGGTCCCGTGCTTGGAAGAGTGTATGGCTGGCACAGGCGATACTGTGGGCACGGTCTTTGCTCGCGAAGTAGTGCTGCATCCGTTCAGGATGTTTACTCAGAATGATATGCGTATGCCAGTGGGCGTCCCACATCATGCCGGCTATCTGATCAATCCATGCATCAGGCACCCACTCGCCAAAGATATCCGTCCTATCGCACCACACATATTTTCTTGGTTTTTTGCGACGCAGTACTTCATCAAAACGTGTGGAGTCAAGAAAGGGCTTGATATCTCCGCGGATAGGGTTCATCGATACATGGGCGCGGATAGGGTTTATTGATACGTCAAACCAACGGATAGTCGTTTTTCCCATGATTGTTCCTTAAAGGTGACAAAACCCCGCCCCACCTTATCCTGCATCACGCCCGGTGCTCTCTTGTATGAAAAAGGGAACAAAACGCCTCGGCAGTCGGAGCATACATGGCGTCACGGGTTCGCGGCGATCAATCCGGCGAATGAGGGCTCGCACCCAGGGCGGAAAGCGCCAGATGTGTCCGCCGGGCGGACGCCATGACCATCCATGGAGGAGTTCCATCCTGGCGGTATCGTCGGTCACGTACCAGCCCTGCCCGGTCGCTTCTTCGAGGGCGAGGGCGACGGGGCAGCTATAGCAATTCCACGGATCGCCATGGGCCAGATGCCGGGCTGTGAGGGGAACGGGAAACCAGCGGCTCATCGCAGGCCCTCCTCAGCAGGAAAAGATTTCCCATGCTCACGATCCTCCTCCTCTGGGGCGTCGCCAGCCGCGAACTGGGAGCGGGCTGCGTCTAGGGCGGTGGGTTCGGGATCGCCCCACCCAAAAAAATCCCCAGCGAAACAAAAATCTATCCCGGCGCGCTCAGCGGCTTCGCGGTCACTCGCCATATCCCCGACATAGAGCACGTCGCTCGTTTGTAAGGCGAGCTCATGGCGCTCCTCTAACGCCATAGAGACGTGATGCATGATGTTACAGAGCAGGAGAGGATGAGGTGTGCGACAGATGCAGCGCGCGCCTGGAGCATGGGGACACAAACGCAGCAAGATGGCGTCAGGCCAATACCGCTCAAAGACGGCGTCCCGGAGTGCCGCGAGTAAC